CAAAAGTTACAAAACCGAAATCTAATAAAAACAAACAACGAACAAACGATTTCATTAACATTAAATTTGAATCTATGAGAAAGCTATTAGCAATCATTTTATTATTAGGATTATTTAGTAGTTGTAATAAAGACTTGGGTGGTGATGATAGACCAATCAATGTTCCACTTACAACAACACTTAATGGAACTTACCAAGAAACTATCACTCTAACAGCAGATAAAGTGTGGACATTAAAAGGATATGTTTATATCACAAATGGGTCACGTCTTATCATTCAGCCTGGAACAACAATCGTATCTGATATTGCTGAGAAAGGCGCATTGATTATTGAAAGAGGTGCACAAATCATTGCGGAAGGAACTCCAACAAAACCAATCGTATTCACTTCAGGCAAACCAGAAGGTCAAAGAGCACCTGGTGATTGGGGTGGTATTGTAATATTGGGTATGGCTAAAACCAATAGAGCAACTGAACCAACTATTGAAGGTGGTGTAGGTAGAGCTTATGGTGGAACTTTGGACAACGATAATAGTGGTGTTCTAAAATATGTAAGAATTGAATATGCTGGTATTGCAGCAATGCCAAACTCTGAAATTAACGCACTAACTTTAGGTGGAGTTGGTAGTGGAACAATCATTGAGAATGTTCAAACTATCTACGCTAATGATGATGCATTTGAATTCTTTGGTGGAACTGTATCACCTAAAAATCTATACGCATATGCAACCGCAGATGATGATTACGATTTTGATTTTGGATATACTGGAACTGTAACAAATGGTGTGGCAAAGAGAGACCCACAATTTGTAGATAATGGTGATGCTGGAAATGGTGTAGAATGTGATAACGATGGAACGGGTTCAACTGCACAACCTTTTACACATCCTAAATTAAATGGTATGATTCTTATTGGACCATTTGATGCAACCGCATTATCAAACCACAATTTAGGTTTAAGATGGAGACGTGCAACGCAATTCACAATAACAAACTCAAAGGTATTGGGTTATCAGAAGGGAGCATTCTCTATTGAAAGTAACGAAACCGCACAGGCATACAAAGATGGGGTTTCTAAATTTCTTAACAACGAAATTCAAGCGTTTGACCCGCTTCTAAATTTCAAATCTACATCAACTATTTTCACCGCAGCTCAAATGAAAGAAAAAGCATTGGGAGAAGGAAATGTAGAAAAAACTTATACAAAATCAGAATTAGAAACACTTTCTAAACCTGTATGGAGTAATGGATGGACTAGATTCCCATCAAAAGGGTTTTAATAAGTTGTTAAAGAAAAATTAAAAGGGAGTATTAAACTCCCTTTTTTTATATTTATAGGTAACTAAAAAAGGAGGACTTATGAAAAAGATTTTATTCTTAATAATGTTACTACCAATGGTGGCATTTTCTCAAGTCTCTTCTTGGAGAAGTAATCCACCATCAGCATCACCATCAGGTCCATCAATAATGGGACAAAGAAGTGATGTAAGTATGTGGAGAAATTCTTCACCTAGAGAATTTAACAGGCCACAACCAACAAAACCAGGCTCTAACATAATCATTAACAATAACCCTTGGTTATGGAATGATTGGGGTTGGGGATGGGGTTGGAATAGATGGAATATGTGGGGAGCACCTGCATTTGGTTGGAATTTCTATACACCTTCATTTTATTGGAATGATTGGGGATATAGACAACCACAAAGAGTATATGTTTACGAAGATGGTAGGAGAGATACCATTAAAGGAAAAAAACCAATTATCAGTTTCGGTTTACACAAAACAACTGATAGGCAAATTGGTGGATTTTTCACAATCGGTAATAGAGGATATTTTGTAATGGATTTCAGTTCCACTTATGAAATAGACCGTTCAACATTCTTTCCGTATGGAACAATCACACGAGTTGATTTTCCGCTTATAAACGATTTAGTTAAAAAACGAAGCTTATATTTAGGAGCTGGTAAAAGATTTGGCAGAACTGGTGTTCATGCTATGTTAGGTTTTGGAAATGAAAGAGTAAGATATAGAGGTAAAGATGCTATTGGCGAAATTACCTTCCCTAAATCTTATTCAGAGTTTGCATCAATTAAAGTTGGAGCAATGAGGGATTTCAAAAACTTTACTTTGAAATTTGACCACGAACCAATTAGAGGTTATTCTCAATTCGGATTAGGATTAAATTTCTAGTAAATTGTTAGTTTTTGAAAGCATTAAAAGGTCTATTAAGTATTTTATTTATTATATGTCTCAGCTGGAAAGCTAGTGGACAAATATACACACAAACCTATGTGGACAAGTGTAGTGGTGAAGTAAAAATCGCCACTACAACTATGTCTAATGGTTTTGCAACGGTATCTTTCTACAATCAGGTAAAAACATTTACTCCTGCGGAAGTTCAAAGTGGAGCAGTTCAGGTTTGGGTTAATGCAACTTATGCAGCTTATTCAACTATGGCCTGCCCAACTAATCAGGTTGTTCAGCAGACAGTAACACAAGCTGTATCACAAGCAACCGCACAGGCGGCAAACACAGCAGCGGCAGCAGCAAGTTCTGCAGCTAGTTCAGCAGCATCATCAGCCGCAAGTTCAGCGGCTTCATCATCGGCAAGTTCTGCAGCAAGTAGTTCAGCTTCATCCGCAGCATCTTCATCAGCAAGCGCGGGAGCTGCAAGTAGTGGAGCATCTGCATCAACATCATCTACACCGCCTGCAAGTTCATCTTCAAGCAGTAGTAGTTCATCTTCATCATCCAGTAGTTCATCATCTTCTGGTGGTTCATCTGGTGGTGGTTCTTCGGAACAAAAATCTGAAACAAAGACAGAAACAAAGAGTGAACAAAAGCAAGAGCAGAAGCAAGAAGAACAAAAGCAAGAGCAAAAACAGGAAGAGAAAAAAGAGGAAACTAAATCGGAAGAAAAGAAAGAGGAGAAGAAGGAAGAGTCTAAAGAAGAAAAAAAGGAAGAAAAGAAAGAGGAGAAAAAAGAAGAAAAGAAAAAAGGTAGAGTTCAAGCTCTAAACCCAATGATACTTTCATCCGATTTGGCAGGTATGCAAGGACCTGACCAAAGGGTATCTATGATGATGAGTGTTGGTATCTCTAAATCATCTCTAATGGGTGATAAATCATATTCTGCTACCGCACTTATATGGAGTACTTTAGACCAATATGCGGTGAGTGGTGGTATGACTAAGATGGACTTTGAAGAAGGTAAACTAAATGGTATCCACTCTTATTCAGCAACATTCGCATATCTAAAAGGAACGTGGATGGCAATGCAGGGATACACATATATTAAACCACATCCTAAATATGGCACATATGGTATGAACGCTGGTCTTATTCATTTGGTTATGAGAAATTCTGAAAACACCGGCTACAACTATTCTCTTATGACTTCGTTTGTAGGATTTTGGACTAAACCTTATCAAGTCAATAAAAAAACCACATTATCTCCATCAGTATTCGTAATGAACCAGCCAATTAGTTATAATACAAACACTTTAGCAACTATGGTTAATCGTTCACCTGGCTTTATTGTGGGAACTGATTATGCATATAAATTGAGTAGAAGGTTTGCTTTCGGAGCATCCTATAAAGCGGTAATTGGATTAACACCAAACTTCAATTTGATGCATAATATTCAGATTGGTTCAAAACTGGCATTCTAATATTTATACCTATAAAAATACGTCTTATGAAAAAATACTTGAATTTTAAGAATATTGCTATCGTAGCGTTAGTAATATGGATTTTATTACAGTGGTTTAACCCAGGTGGAGTTATGCCAGGTGGAAGAACTATCAGAATTGATGGTAAAAAATATGAAGTTATAAAGCACACAATTGATACTGTAGAAGTTGAAAAAATTAAAACGGTAACTAAAAAGGGTAAAGATATTGTACATGAAGTAATTGATGTAGATACTTTAGTTCTTAAAGAATTAGTAAATGTAGATACTGCAGCATTATTAAAAGATTATTTAGCAAAGGTAGTTTACAAAGACACTCTTAAATTAGATGGAGATTTGGGAACTATTGCATTAACCGATACTATTACAAAGAATAGAATTTTAGGTAGAACTTGGGATGCTAAAGTTAAAGAAAGAATTATCAAAGAAGAACTTATTGTTAAAGAACCTGCAAAAGCACAATTATATTATGGTATAAATGCTGGATTTAACAAAGCAGATTATGTATCAGCAGTTGGAGCAGGTGTAATTCTTAAAACTAAAAAAGATAAATTATATCAATTAGGTATTGGTGTGAATAATAGAACAACCGATGGAACTAATGGAGCATTTTCACCTTATGTTGGGTTTGGTACTTATTGGAAAATCAAAGTTAAAAAATAATGATAAGTTTACAATCTTTATTAATGGAAGGAAAAAACTGGTCTAAAATGATGGCCGGTGTAAGAAAAGGTGCGCAATCCGGTCCTTGGACAATCGTTGTATCACGTAATAAAAAAGTGGTTTACCAAAGACAAGTAAAAGTAAAAGATGCAATTCCCGCAAACTTTGAAGATATAAAAAACACTTCTTCACTTAAAGGTGATATATACGCTATTGAAGATAAAGAAGGTATGACAGTTTATTACGAAAAGATATAATGATACTATTAAGAGATATAATGGCGGAAGACCTTCGTAAGTGGTTTGGTAAAGGTAAGACTGGTTCTACTACCGGTGGTGGTTGGGATAGATATAACTCTAAAGGTGAGAAGGTAGGTAAATGTGGTGATAGTAAATCGGGCGATGCATACGCAGCTTGTTTATCAAAAGAAAAAGCAGCTAAGTTAGGGCCTGATGGTAGAGCAGCATTTGTAAAAAGAAAAAGAGCAGCACAGTCTAAAGCAGGAGATGCTAAGAAAGGTGGTGAAAAATCAAAAGGTCAAAAACCAACATTTGTAAAAACTGGAGCATGATAAAGTTAAGTAATTTATTAAAAGAAGAACAACCACATCAAAAAGAAATGATTGATGGTATTGTTGAAATGCTAGTTCAGGTTAAAGATATAGATAACCGCAAACAAATGGCATTGGATAGATTAAGAGATTTCAAAAAAGAAGGAATTGAAGTAAATGCTGATGAGTTTATGGAAAGATGCGGACTTGGCGAAATGAATGAGAAGTGGAGTGCAAAATATAAGAAATCAATCAATTGTTCTAACCCAAAAGGATTCTCACAAAGAGCGCATTGTCAAGGTAGAAAGAAGCATGAAGTGATTGAAGAAGCAATGCAACTATTTTTAGAAAAGAATTGTCCAACCGATCCTGGTAAATGGGCAGCATCAAAAGCGGCAGCAAAAAGAAAGTTTGATGTATATCCATCGGCTTATGCAAATGGATGGGCTGCAAAAAATTACAAATCAAAAGGTGGTGGGTGGAGAACCTGCAAAGGGTAATGATAAAGTTAGGTAGCTTAATAAAAGAAACTAATAGTAAAAGATTCAAATTAAATGCATCTCAATATGGTGCGTTGGATAATTTATTTTCCAAATTTGGTGCTGATATTGATGATATTACTGAAAACATTTCAGAAGCACCTAAACCCGATTTCACAAAAATGTCACCTGATGAATTAGAGAAAGGTGGATATGTTATTGCAGTTGATAAAGGAGTATTGGATAATTTAGAAGGATTTTTAGAAGCAGGACTAGAAGCAAAGGGTTGGTACGAAGATATGAATAAAAAGATGTTAAGTGCATTGGGTGAATCTGATGGATGTTTATTTCTTATCTTAATGGCAATATTTTCACCACAAAATAAATTAGCACAAAACTTTTTATTAGCCGCAAGATGTTTTGAAGGTATAAAAGCTGATATTAAAGACCCAAAAAGAATTGAAAGATTTAATGAAATGATTTCTATGCAACCAAATGATTTATACAAAAAAATCAAAGCTGGTGAATTTAGAGATATGGAAACAATTGAAAGAATGGTTAAGAATGTTAGAAACTTACCATCATATCTTTCTAATTTAGTGAGAGCATTAAGACTATATTCATCAAAAGGATTTAACTTTTCTAAATCAGATGTAGTAAATGAGATAGCAAGACACTTTACACCTTCTGGAGCATTAGGAACTGAAACTGTAATATCAGCAGAAAAAGTATTTTCTTTTACTCTGAATCTATTAGACCCAAACTACGAATTTGAAGGTGGTTGGTTGCCGGTTACAATGGATACTTGGATGGCATCATTTTTTTACCCACATATGGATAAAAAAGAAAAATCAAAGTTTTTAGGTAAGACTGCAAATTATGTTTATATTGCAAAATTAACGCAAGAATTGGCAAGTAAATTTGGAATGAAACCATTGGAAATGCAAGCAGTAATTTGGGTAGCAATGATTAAGAAAAAGCAAGGTGCAAATTACGATGTGACATTTGATAACGCAATTAAAAAGAATTTAGATAAACTTAAAGTGAAGATTGATGAAATGCAGGATATAGAATCTTTTTATCAAAAAGTTATTACAGTAGTTGGTGCAAAAGCTTAGCAAGATGATAAACGAATGTATTATTGTATCTAAAGAAGTTGGAGATAAGTTTATCCTTGCTAAAAATAGGGATAGAACTTATAATCCTGAACTTGAAATTGTTCACACTATAATAGATGGTGTTGAAGTTGCATACCTACATGATTTAATTACTGATTGGAGTGAAGGATTAAATGAGCATGGTATTGGTGTAGTAAACTCTGCACTATTAGTGGGACATGACGAAGCAGAAGCAAAGATAGTAAAGAAAGGCGGTAAGCCGGGTCCTGATGGTGATAAGATGAGAAACATTATAAAACAACCATCAATTAAAGAAGCACTAAAAGCTGCTGTAACATATAAGGGTAAGAGTGGATTATCACTTAAAGGGCACACATTTGTTTCATCCCCAAAACATATGGTTAGTATTGAAACTACATCAAAACATAAGCCAGATATAAAAATACAAAACTCCGAATCACCTGTTGTTCGTACTAATCATGGACATCTTTTTACTGATGCAGGATATACGCATGGTGAAAAATATTTGAGTTCTAAAATGAGAAAAATATCAGCAGAGAAATCAGTTGATAAAGTTGAGGATTGGAAAGAGATAGCTCAGGCAATGAGAAAAGAATTCTTTCCAAAAAGGCCTGCTTTAAATATGAAAAGAGATACATCTGAAATGTCTACTTCTTCACAAACTGTAATGAACCTTACTGACCGTATTTTAGAAATCACTATTTTTAAAAATAAAGTTAAAGAGTTTAAAGGTATCAATAACCAACTTCCAAAAGATTACCAACCAAAGATAAAGATTGAGGTTATAGAATTATAAACCCACTTTTTTCATTATACATATTTATAGACATACAAAAATAGTAAAGTATGTCAACGGATTTTGAAATATTTAAGGGAAAAAACTTAAGCTCCCTATTTGAAGATATCTATAACAATCAGGTATCTAAAAGACACAAAATAAGCTCACTTATTGAAGAACTTAAAAAAATGGTTAAACATTCGGGTGATGTTGCAACCATAGGACCTGTATTGCATGGTCTAATTGATAGTTCAGTAAAGAATGATGACCAATTGGTAAAGTTGGCATCTATTGTTCAAAAAATTGTTGCTTCTGAAAAGAAATCGGAAGGACAAGATGGGTTTCTTACTGAATTTGAAAAGAATCAATTATTAAGAGAATTAGAAGAAACTAAACAAGAAGTTGAAAGAGTAGATGATTTGGAATTTGAATTAGAAGAACTTAAAAAATCAGTAAAGTAATGGCTTTTAATAGATATGGTGTAGGTAATTTAAGTCAAAATAATGATTTAAATCTTTCACAAAATTATGCAGTAGTTTATGATGTTATTTTAGATAATACACATCCGCGTTATACTGAACCTGGTGATGTAGGAGCAGTTGTGTTTAGAAAATTTGGAAATACATTTACCAGTAAAGAAAGTTTACCTTTAGCCTATCCGCATAATAAAAATTTTATTGATTTACCTATCAGAAATGAAATGGTAGAAATAATCCAAATTGAATCCACATACACATATAGAAGATACGCAAAAGATGTAGCAGGAAATAAAAATTTAAGTAGTTCTGCAAATACAATTAATGCAAGATTTTTAAATATTAATAGTGATAGAGAAGATTTAAGTGGTGCAAATAAAGCAGAACATTATCAAAATGTAGCAAGTACACAAACACCAAGAAGTAGTGCAGATGGTCTAGCGCCTGATGAAAGTGGTTATGGTAAAGTATTTTCTCCCACAAATATACATAGATTATCTTTATTTGAAGGAGATACTTTAATTGAATCAAGATTTGGTCAAAGTATTAGATTATCGGCATACAATAATCCTGGCAGTACATTTTCACCAACTGTAACAATAAGAAATAGAGAAGCATCATCAACACAAATTTTTTCGGCTAAATCTGGTTCTATCACCGAAGATATTAATAGAGATGGTTCTACAATATTAATGAGTTCAGGTCAGTATGTTGTTCCTTTTATACCTGGAACAATTGATGAAAAAGGTTCTACGGATTTTTCACAAAAACCATTATCATTCAAACCATATCCATCAGAACTCAAAGGTGACCAAGTATTAATAAATTCTGGTAGAATAATATTATCTGCAAGAAATGCTGAAATGCTTTTTTATTCAAAAGGCAATTATGGATTTATTTCAGATGGTGGAATGTCCATTGATAATAAGCGAGGCATAAATGTTAATGTAGGTGAAGATATTCATGTTGTAACAAATGATAGAAATATAAACTTTTTTACTGGTAATGGTTCAATATTTTTAGGAAGTAAAGATTTAGAACCTTTAGTTAAAGGACAGAAGCTTGTTGAAATATTATCGGAACTAATTGACCAAATAGGAACTATGGTATTTTTAACTCCATCCGGTCCAACCGCGGAAGGACCAAAAAATAGACCGGAGTTTGGAAAAATAAAATCAAAATTAAATGATATTTTAAGTAAAATAAATCAAACAGCGTAATATGTCAGAAAAATTAGATAAAGCAAAACAAGCAGGACAGGGCGCTATAAAAGGCGCTGTTGGTGAAAATGCTGCAAAAGCAGAAGGTTTGGTAAAAGGTGGTTTAGAGAACGCATTTAATGGGGGAGCGGCCGCTATTAAACAGTTGTTGAATGGATTAAAAGATTCATTGGGAATACCAGATTTACCTAAAATTCCTAAAAAACCAGCATTTCCACAATTAAAAAAATTCAAACCAAAAACTCCTCCAAAACCACCAATTTATCAAAAGGAAGAAAAGAAGTTTGATTACGCACCAGCTCCCGCAGTTCAAAAACCAGTGCCACCACCTAAACCACCAGAAGACCCTAGAGCTAATTTTGTAGAAGAATACAAAGGTTATAAAATATATTTGAGAGCTAATCTACCAAACTTTTATATGGAATCAAGATTTAATGATGGAGAAGTTTCATTTAAAGGACCTGAAAGCCGAAGTGCAACTAAAGAAGAATTACTTGCGTATCAAAAGAAAGTAATAGATGAAGCTATAGCAGGAAAATCTAAAGGAAAAGTGGCTTACAAATATGAATGGGATGGAAAACGAATTGATGTAGGACTTTACGAAGGAGATAGATATGTTGGTCCAGTTGGAGCATTTACATTTAAAGGTAAAGTTACCGAAGGAAGAGCTGTGGAATTATTTATAGAAAATTATAAAAATGAAGAACCTAATTTAGTATCTTGGGGGATGCAAAAACTATCTAAATAATGTCTTGGCAAATTTTTAAAGATAACATTTTAAGAGTTTCAAACAATCCAGATGCAATTAATAATATAGAAATTGTAGCGGACGCGTATGCCAAAGAATATGATGCTGCGATTAAAAGAGGATTTGATGCGTTTCACAAAACAAAAGTAAGAAGTGGTGATGTTGAAGGTATGAAGCAATTATTTATAAGTGCTTTACAAAAAGGATTAACTTCAAATCAACCATATGATTTAGTAGGAGAAATGGGAGAGGGGGTTAAAATATATTGGTCAACGGCTATTTTGGGTAATGATGTTATACCAACTATTTTACCACCTGTACCAAACGCAATTCAAAACATTGCTGTAAATGATAATAGAGCAACTAACGTTGGAGTTTGGCAAAAACCACTTTTAAGCGTTGAATCAAATTTTGATTTAACTCCACAAGAAAGAATTCAGTATCAAGAAAATTTAGAAAGTGCAATAACTAAAAGAGATACTGCATTAGAAAACAATAAACAAGATATTGCAGATACATATACTGATTTAATAAATCATCTTGAAGGAGCTTTAGAAGAAAATACAAAATATACTATACCTTTAAAAAACACACCATTAGAACCACAAACAGTTGAAAAATCTACAAATAATACGCAAACTAATACAACCCAAACAAGTACTCAAACAAACGTTAGTACTCAAACAACAACCGTAAATTCAAGTGATATTCCAGATGAAGATGCACCTGTAAAAAATATTGATGATGTAATTGAAGCGGGGACTTTTAATACCGGTAAACCTTTTGTTTCTGGTTTTAAAGCGGGTGCTGGGTTTGGTGGAGGATTTGGCGGTGGTGGTGGACCTTATGGGCCTCCAACTTTTCCACCAAATGCAACTTTAGGTCAAAGGGTTTTGGCAATTGCATTAAGAGATGCAACAGTAACACCACCAGCACCAGTTGCGGAAAATCCAAAGTTTTCTAATTGGGGACATCCTAGAATAGTTGAAATTTTAGCTAATTGTGGATTAACAAGTCCTGCGCATTGGTGTGCATGTACCGTTTCTACCTGGTGGGATGAAGCTGGTGCTGGTATTAAAGCAACAAAAAATCCAAATAAATTCGGTGACGGTCCTAATGGAGATTATAGAAGAAGTTGGGTACCTGATTGGTTTGCATGGGCAGGTGCTAATGGAAGACTTATAGATTTGAGAAACGGTGGACATGAAAGTGTGAATCCACAACCAGGTTGGGCAGTTATTTATCATTGGCCTGGTAAAACAGTACCTTTTAATCATATTGGTATTTTTTGGAAAAAAGAAGGTAATAAGTGGTTCGGAGTTGATGGTAATGGCGCGGATAATTATTTAAGAACACATGAAATAAAAACAAGTTGTGTAGCCGGATTAGTAATTTGTTAATATATGTCAGCAGTAAATCCAACTCAAAATACGGCCTTAATTGTAGATGAATTTATCAAATATGCCCAGGCACATTTAGGTACTGTAAGTGGTATTGTAAATATGACTACTTTATACCAAGCAGGTCCTGCAACTATTGCTGCTCCAGGTTTAGTAACTTGGACGGGTTATAATGTAGAAAGTGCTAGACCCACACCAACACAGCTTAACGAAGATGATTTTCCAGCAAAAGAAAACGTAGATGAACAACAATCTCAATTACAATCTAGTGAGTTACAAAATGGAACAAGTGAAGAAGATGTAGATAAAAAAATAAAAAAAGAAAGTGATTTGAGCAATATTCCAGATGAAGATACACCTGTAAAAAATATAGATGATGTAGTAGAAGTTGGGACATTTAATACCGGAAAACCATTTGTTTCAGGATTTAGAGCGGGTGGGGGATTTACACCCGGATTTTCAGGTGCGATTTCAGTTGATTTAGGTGCATTAAATTTTAGTGCAGATTGGGTTACATTATCGGCACAGTTTATTGGTAAAAATGAAGGATTTGCCGCAAAAGCCGCTTGGGATTATAATGCTTGGAGATTAGGATTCGGCTCGGATAAAATTATTGGTGCAGATGGAAAGATAAGAGATGTATTGCAAACCGATACCACCACAGTGGATGCGGCATTGAAAATGTTACAATATGAAGTTTCAGGACCTTACAAAAATAGATTAGTTGGTAGTGGTGAAAGAAAAATAACTGAAGCCGTTTTTAATAGTCTATCTAATAAACAAAAGGCTTCTTTAATAAGTTATGTTTATAATTGTGGTAGTTTAAAAGTTGAACTTGCTAAAGCTTTAAATAGTAATAATTTTGGAGCTGCATCTCAACTAATTGCAGCTGGACCAATAACCGCTGGGGGTAGTGTTTTACCTGGATTAGTTAGAAGAAGAAAGGAAGAAGCAACTCTTTTTATTACATAAACCCAAAAATAAAGACTTTAAATATTTATTTACATAACAAATGATATATGAATACTGATAAACTTTTAGAAGCTATACAAATCCTTGTAAAAGAAGAAGTAAAAAGACAACTTCCTACCATTATAAAAGAGGTAGTTAAATCGGAATTAAAGAAAACCATTTCCGAACAAAAACAACCTAAAAATACTGGATTAAGTATGGCTAAAGCTATTTTGGGTGATGATGAACCTAAAGTAGTTGAACAAAAAACTTATACTAAAAACCCAATGATTAACCAAATTCTTAATGAAACTAGAGCCGCAGTATCAAACGATGGTGGCTATAGAACTATGAGTTTTGGACAAGGTGATATGGGGTCTATTATAGGTAAAACAGCGATAGCTGAAAAAATGGGTTATGGTGAATTTGCTGGTGGTGGACAAAGAACTGGATTAGGTGTTCAAACCGGTAACGAATCATTAGATAAAGCGTTGAATAGAGATTATTCTGAGCTTGTAAAAAGATTTAAGAAGTAATGGCTATAATATTAGGAAGAAAACCATTAATTGAAACTAAACCTTTTGAAGATTATGCATTAGGTATTAGAATTCCTATACAAATAAGTAATGTAGCTTTTACACAAAATTTTACCGAATTAGACCAACTTAAATCTAATATTAAAAATTTGTTACTGACTAAAAAAGGTGAAAGAGTAATGAATCCTGATTTTGGTGCCGGTATAGAAACAGTGTTATTTGAACAAATCACAGAAGATGATTTTGAGGAAAAAATACAAGATTTAATTACAGATTCGGTAGATAGATATTTACCTAATGTTATAGTAGATGAAATAAATGTGGATATAAGTAACGAAAATAGAGATAGAAATTATGTTGGTATTTCTTTAAAATTTAGAAGTAGAAACACAGGTCTATCCGATGAAGTTTCTTTTAATGTTCAGCAAATAGCACCATAATATGAGTTTAACACCATTAAATAAGACGTTTAAAAATAAGGGTAAAGATATTAAATACCTTAATAAAGATTTTAATGACTTTAAAGCAAATTTAATTGAATTTGCTAAAACGTATTTTCCAAAAACTCATACCGATTTTTCTGAAGCATCGCCGGGTATGATGTTTATTGAAATGGCATCTTATGTTGGGGATGTATTATCTTTTTATGTTGATGATACTTTAAAAGAATCGTTAATTACAACTGCCGAAGATTTGAATAATGTTATGGCATTATCGCAGTTTTTAGGATATAGACCAAAAGTAACATCTCCTTCAACTACAACATTATCAGTATATCAAATAGTTCCAGCGATAGGAAACGGCGCGGCTAATATAGCAGATGAAAGGTTTATGTTAAAAATTAAAGATGGAATGATTGTTCAATCATCATCCGAACAAATTAATTTTAGAACAATAGATAAAATAGATTTTTCTGAAAGCGCTAATAGAGAAGTGACGGTTTACCAAAGAGATAGTGTAACTGGAGAACCTACATTATATCTTATTAAAAAGTATGTTCAGGCAATATCTGCATTAGTTAAAGAAGAATCTTATGATTTTGGAACGTATCAATCTTTTCAAACCATTGATTTACCGGATACAAATATTATTTCAATTTATGATGTAAGGGACTCAAACGGTAATAAGTGGTATGAAGTTCCATATTTGGCACAAGAAATGGTATTTTTAGATTATCCAAATACTGAATTAAATGATCCAGATTTAGTACAATTTAAGGAAACTGTACCTTATGTATTAAAAACAATAAAAACTTCAAGAAGATTTACAACAAGAGTAAATGTGGATGGTACAACAACTATAAGATTTGGAGCTGGTGACCCAACGGCATCCGATGAACAATTAATTCCAAATCTTAAAAACGTAGGGTTAGGATTACCAAATTCTATTAGTAGATTAGAAGAATCATTTGACCCAACAAACTTCTTAAAAACAAAAACATATGGTACATCGCCATCAAATACAACTATTACGGTAAAGTATTTTGTAGGTGGTGGAGTTTCATCAAATATAGAAGCAGGACAGCTTACTAGAATTACCGGTATAGAATACGAAGATGACTTATCAAACTTAACTTTAGCACAAATTGGTGCATATAATTCACTTAAAAATTCTGTAGCTGTAACAAACGAAATACCTGCAACAGGTGGTAGAGGTGGTGAAACCATAGAAGAAATCAGAGAAAACGCATTAGCGAATTTTGGTTCTCAAAATAGAGCTGTTACTGCAAGAGATTATCAAGTAAGAGCATTATCAATGCCAACAAAATACGGTGCAATTGCTAAAGCTTTTGCAACTGCTGATGGAACGCTTGATAATAATTCTCCTGCATCTATTTTGGCATCACCAAATAGATTTCAAGAGTTTGTTGATATTGTAATGGACTTTATAAATCTTTCAGATGATAATGAGCCATCAAGAGGGATTGTTGAACAAAGAATTGAACAATTTTTAGTTGGTAAAACATCCAATGAAAATGAAAAAAATAATCCATTTGCTATAAATTTATATTTGTTGGGTTATGATGGATTAGGAAAACTAACACCAATTAATAGAGCTGTAAAAGAAAACTTAAAAACTTATTTAAATGAATATAAAATATTAACCGATGGTGTAAATATTTTAGATGGTTTTATTATTAATATTGGATTAAATTTTGAGGTAGTTTGTTATGAAAACTATAATAAATCCGAAGTATTGGCAAAATGTATTATAGATTTACAAAACTATTTCAATATTGATAATTGGACTTTTAATCAAACAATTAATTTAAGTGAAGTTGAATTGTTACTAGCAAATGTTGAAGGTGTAAAATCAGTTTCTAAATTAGAAATTACAAATAAGTGTGGTGGTCAGTATTCAACAAATGCTTATAACATTGTTGAAGCAACAAAAAATAAAACAGTTTACCCTTCATTGGACCCGTCTATATTTGAAATTAAATTTCCAGATGCAGACATAAAAGGTAGAGCAAGATAATGGCATATTATTTTTTAACAGCATCAAAAGATGCAACGGTTTATCTACAACAGCCAAATCAAAATACTGGTTTGGATGAGATATTAGAAATTAGTAAGGTATATTTCGGAAACGTAAAAGATGTATCACACGCTCTAATTAAATTTGAAACTGGATTTTTATCTGCTTCATTATCAAATGGTTCAAAGAAACTACAAGAGGCTACCCTTTTGATGAAAGAAGCACAAAGTGAAGAAATACCATTGGAATATACGATATTTGCAAATGCAGTATATCAAAGTTGGGAAATGGGTATTGGAACTAGATTTGATGCGGTAACAACCAAAGGTGTAACTTGGAATTATAGAGAAGGTGATACAAAACTTGTTTGGGATGACGATAATATAAGAGCATCATATACCTCTGCAAGTGTTAATAACGGCGCTGGTGGAACATGGTGGAGTTATGAAAGTGCATCACAGGCTTTTAATTATGAAAAAGGTGACATTCAAATGGATGTAAGACCTATATTAAAATCTTGGATGAGTGGTTCAATACCAAACGAAGGATTTTTATTAAGATATGATTTGGAAAAAGAAAAAGATGTTGAAGATTATGGTATTGTAAGATTATTTAGTAAAGAAACATTTACTATTTACCAACCTAAAATTAGAATAGGTTGGGATGACCAAACTTTTCAAACTGGTTCATTATTACCTTTGACGGCAGAGGATATAAAAGTAGGAATTAAAAATTTTAAGAAAGAATATAAAAAAGAGACAACTAATAAATTAAGAATAATTGGAAGAGAGTTGTTTCCTCTAAAAACTTTTGCAAATAAGTTTTCTTATAATGATGTTAAATATCTACCACAAACAACTTATTATCAAATAAAAGATTTTAGTTCGGATGATATTATAATTCCTTTTAGTAATTATTCAAAAATTAGCTGTGATACGGATGGAAATTTTATTAATTTAGATTTTTCAAACTGGGAAGCTAATAGAACATATAAAATTGAATTTAAAGTTGATTTGGATGGGAATGCTCAATATTTGGATGATGATTTAACTTTTTTCTTAGCAGCTAACTAAATGCCATATAATAAAAACATATCAGGTCTTGCAAATGAAGAATTTGTAAAAGATTTATCCGTAAGTGGTTCTGGTGTATTATTCAGACCATCGGATAATATTTTTTTATTTGATGAAAATAATACAAGAGATGGTGTAGTTTCTGCTAGATTGGAAAAGCCAAAATATAATGAAGCGGAATTAATAAGGTCAGTAGATACAAGAATATTTGAACTTATACCTATTGCACCACCGCCACCTAATGATGATGTTCCAAGACCAGTATATAATGAAGTAACTCAATCGGTGATTGATTTAACTGCGGAAGTAGTTAGATTAAATACAATTGTTGAAGATTTAAGAGCTAAAGTAAATGAATTAGAAATTGTTTCTGAAAGTTTAAGAGTTGATGTAGATGCACAAAAAATTTTAGTGGCATCTTTTGAAAACCAACTTAATCAAGCAAATTTAAAAATATCATCAACTATTAATGATTTAACAAACGCTATACAAAAAGGAACTGCCGAAGCAATTCAAAGAGTATCATTAACAGCAAGAAATCAATCTTTAAAAGAACAAGCTGACCAGTTAAGAGAGATACTTGAGGGTAAACAAGCTAAGCAGGCTGAAGGTGCAAGAGTAAGTACGGAATTTTCAGTAAAAGTAATCCAAAAAGGAGAAGCTGGACAAAACGATTTAACGTTTAGAGGTAGAGCAAAGGATGATGGTAGAGGAACGTGGATTAATGGACCAGATTTGGAATTTTATAACTTTACAAAAGAAGATATTAAATTAACATTTGAACAAATTGGTGAAATAGCTGGTTCATTTGAAAGCGTTGCTTCATTTACATTAAAACCGAAACAAACTAAATTTATCACAATAAAAACAATTCAGAATAAAATAGACGAGTTTAGACCAACCGCTGGAGTTAATTTTTCTTCAGATAAAAGTTACAAAGGTGCATTGTTATGTAAAACTGAAAAATCAAATGTATCCGTACCAGTATCAATACAAAAACAGTCCGGTGATAAATGGACAGGAGGTAGTTAATTATGGCAGCTGAAGGATTAAAAAATTTTAAAGAAGTAGTTCAAAACAAAGCGTTTAGAATTAATCCAAAAGATAGAAAAATCTTTGAAGAAGGTGATATGCAATCTTTCTTTGGATTAAGTGAAGATGATTTGATTGAATTTATAATGTATGATTCTTCGGAAAACCAATTACCACAAAAAGGTTTTGGCAGAGTAAGATATATTCCACTAACAACATCTAATATTAATAATTATTTTTTATTAGCAGAAGGTACAACAATGACAAGAAATAATTTACCTTCTGAATTTTTTATTGATGTTGAAAGATTAATAAAAGAAGCTGGTTTTACAAATGGTGTTTTTAAAACACAAATTTCATTAATAAACAAAAGATTAGGTTCATATCAAGAAAAAGACAAAGTTTGGATTAGTGAGATATCTCCTTCAAGAACTGAAGTAAGATTATTTCCTTTAATGACAAGTCCAAATGCAGAAGATATTAAAAACCGATTCAATATTTTTTATACAAATGGTGATTTTAAAAGTGATATTATATATAATGTTTTTAAAATGATTGAATCAACAACTCCATCATTAATAATTGATACTTTGAAATTAACATTTGGAGAAGCATTTTATAATAAACTGAAAACGGAATATAAAATACAAAATTTTGATTTATTTGCAGCAAATGTTCACAAAAAATTTATTGAATCTGCACAATATGAATTTACAAATAGAGTATCTTTTCCTAAAGACCCGAATTACGGCAAACCTAAAAAAACAAAACCTTCATTACAATTATCGGAAGCTACAATTATGAAATTGCTAGATATTTTAATTGTAAACGCTATTACATTTTATCTTCCACCAAAAGATGAACAATTAAATCCATTGGCTAAAAATACAACTGATGTTAGTATGGATGATGCGGCAAAAATTTTACAAACAAAAACTTTGGATGAAAAAATTGATGCAAGAACACCTGAAACTAGAAGAGTTTTTATTGAGAAGCCAGAAATAAGTACTGTTGAAAGAGAGTTTAAGAAAAAACTTTTACCAATACTACCAATAGATGACTCACCACCACAAATAATAACTCCGGTGGAAAAGGAAACACCGTCTACTGGTGAAATAAAAGTTATAGATGCACCACCAAAAGAACCAATTATAGATGATACTCCAATTAGGATAGATTTACCTGTTAAATCTGATGTCATAAGTGGAGGTGGAGGAGGTGGAAGCTCTTATGATAACTTTTTTGGAGCGGGTAGTGGTAGAGAACAAATTTTTGAAAGAGACATGAATCAAAGAGAAAACATACAATAAAATATTTATAAATTAGATGAGAAGATACGATAGAGTTTATAGATTAGATGATGGTGAAAATCCATTCTTTGACTTAGGTTTTGGAACACAAAATTTTGGTGAGGGTGGATATGGTATTGGAACTACCACACAGATAACCGCAGGTTTTGATGCAGGCGGTAATATATCGTCAGGTGGTGGAGGCGGTATTTCTTCTGGTGGTGGAACAAACATTCCGATTTCAAATGACCCAAATGCCGCAGGAACAATTAATCAAAACAGAAATCTAATTGTAAACATTTCTTCAAACGTTCCTTCTCAAATTATTATTAATGGAGAAAATAGTTTCAAAACTACTACCGATAAAATTAATGTATCTTTAGATGATTTAATTCAAAACGGTTCAAAAAAAATTACTGTATTAAAAGAAGGATACAAAACGGGTGATGAATTTACTATAAGTGTTGAGCGTAATATTCAATTTAATTTTAATGCTTTAGCTAATATTAATTTAGGTGACAGTTTATTTGGTTATCAGACTCGTTTGATACCGGATTTTTCTCAACCACTAACGGGAGATAATCAACCAGTATATTCTAATATATCACCATACAAATTTAAAATTCAATATTTTAAAGATGGAATACAACAACCATTTGTTTTTGATGAAAGTAATCAATTAGTTGATTTTGTTTTTCAATTAGAAAATACAAAACCAATTGATACACCGGTAAAATCAGATGAAGTAACAATTGAAGTTAATCTATTTGGATTACAAGATTCAGTTTCGTATATTGGATTAAATACGAGCACATTAACTACGAATAAAAAATATACGTTTACGGAATTAGCGGGAACTCCAATTTCAATAAATACTGCTGATAAAACTCAATATTTAATTTCTCGTATTTTAGTAACCGATTCAAATGGTAACATAGAAGAATTTTTACCAGGTGGACCTTTAGTAAGAATAACACCGGAAAATGCAACTGTTCAATTAAATTTTGTAGCGGATGGTAATTTAAAGATTGAGATTGAAACAATACAAGCACCAGTTTTAATAACGAATAAACCAACAATTTCATTTGTAGATCCTGATTCGGAAATACTGAAAAAATACAATATTAATAGTAAATCTCAATTACCTATTGCAATAAGAAAAAGCAGTAGTGTTAGTGATTTAGCAGTTTATATTGGCGGCGATGTTTTTAAATTTTCAAATTTAGATAATGGTGACCCTACAGCAATAATAACCTTACCAGCAGATGCGTTTACTAAAATAGGAAATTATAGAATAGTTTTAATACCATCGCGAGAAAAAAGAACTGGATTACAATTGGGTAATGTAGGAGTAGGTGATGGTGACCCGTTAGAATTTTCTCTAAATGTAGTTAGTGAAGTATATGTTGGAGTTCCTGATATAAGAAACATTTCATACCCATCTGAATTATTTGGACCAGACTTTGCGGGTACTGATGTTAATTTTGAAATTTCATTTGATTCAGTAGATACCGATTATGTAAGAATTTTTAACGGAGATAAGTATGTTCAGGCTGGAAGTAGTGGGGTTGTAAAATTGAATGTAAAAGAACTTTTAAATTTAGGCGGACAAAATATCGCCGAAGATACTTTAAATATAGTTCTTAATTTAAAATTAGTTCCTTATAATATAAGCGGATATGAAACTGTAATCGGTAAGGAAGAGTTTGTAACTATTAAGTTTGTAAAAAGTCAATACACAATTCCAAGAGAAGTAGCAATTAATAGAATAGCAAGTGCTATAACTTCTCAATTTGATAAGAATATTTTAAGAGAAAGAACTTCAAAGTATCTTTCTCATTTATTACATTTTGGTGAAGGTGATAATAAATTAATAACAGTTTGGACAGGTTCTGAAAATTCCCTAATCTTAAAATTATACGAACCACTTCCAACTACTGTTCAAGAAAATCAACAAGTTTGGATTTCTAAAATTTTATCAAATCCAATTATTGATAATATAAGATTGATAGGTGATAGTGCATTTGAATGTAAACCATTAAAAGGACCTAACTTTGGAGTAGAACCGGATAATGGTATTGGATTTCAGGTATTTGATGATTTGTTAGCAACGGGCTCATACTCAACGAATTTATTATATAACAAATATGTTCAAGATACTGGTATTGATACTTCAAAATTGAATATCACCTATGTGAGCGGTTCTGAATATGTTTGGAATAATTTTGTACATTTTGGTTCTGCCGAAGAAAGAGTTAATAACTTCTTTTACAAATTAGAATTATTACTAGGATATATTCAAAAATACAACTTAATTTCAGAGCAAACATTTGATGTAGGTAGAGTATTAACCGAAGATGTTTTAGGAGCAGGAACGCCAGAGATTGATGGTGATGAATTTATAGCAACTGAAACAGGTGATTTTGAATTATCTTATGAAACTCCAATATTATATGGTTCAGATTCAATAAATGAAAGAGGCTCACTTCTTAAAAAAATCAATACTATTATTCAAAACTTTGATGGGTTTGAAAAATGGTTATACACATCTACTAATTCATTAGCATATCCAAAATTTTTAGCAGAAGGTGGAGATGGTATTTTTAGATATTATTTATACCAATCAAATACAACACAAGCACTAACTTGGTATAACACAATTTTAGCTTCTTCGGAATTTTATGACAAATATAATGTAAACTATCTTTCAAATAATATACCACTTTATATACAAGAAGACTTTAATAATAATGACTTTTTAGTATTTTTGGATATGATTGGTCAACACTTTGATATTATTTGGGTGTATATAAATGCATTAAAATCAAATAATTTAATTGAAGAAAAGCAATCAAAAGGTGTAATAAATTCTTTGGTTGAACCTTTATTGGCATCTATGGGTTGGAATCCCAAAAAGGCTTTTAATACTAACTTTTTATGGGAATATGTTTATGGTACTAATAGAGAAGGTAACGCTTTATATTCAATGCCACTTGAACAAGCAAATAATGAAGTTTGGAGAAGAATATTAAATAACTTACCATATCTATTAAAGCACAAAGGTACTGGAAGAGCATTAAAGGCTGCAATGGCTTGTTATGGTGTTCCTCAATCTATGTTGACAATAATGGAATTTGGTGGACCACAAGACCCAACCAAAGGAGGAAGTAGTAAATTTACATTTGAAGATAGAACCGCAGCAATATTTTTAACAGGAAGTTTAAATCAAAATGGTAGTTCAAATATTAAAGTTCCGTGGCATACAACTGCACAAACTGGCGATTATCCTAATTGTATTGAATTTAGAATTTTACCATCAAAGATTCCTACAAATTATGTAACACTAATTTCAGGAAGTGAATGGGCATTAAATTTATATAAAACAACTGGCTCATTTGGTAGATTGGAATTAAATTTTGGCGGTGATGCGGGAGCGTCTGCGTATGTTGAAACGCCATTCATAAGTGCATCAGTTTCTACAACTTATTTTGCATCAACCGTAGAGTATGTTTATGGACCTGATTTGGTTACCGGTAGTTTAGATTTTCCTATTTCTATGGAAAATTATTCAAATATTGTTATTAATCGTTATAACTATCCTGGTGCAAGTTCACAATATGAAGTATGGTTAGCAACAACCGATGGTAAAAGAATAATTACTTCGGTAAGTATGTCATTGTTGACGGGAGATGGTCAATGGGAAAGTGGTTCATCTTTACAAATTGGTGGTAATGGATTTGAAGGTAATGTAGATGAATTACGTTTATGGGAAGTTCCACTACAAAGAAGTAAATTTGAAAATCATACATTATTTCCTGATTCAATCAATGGTAACTCATATACCGCATCCACAGCAGATTTAGTTTTCAGATTAGATTTTGAATATCCAAAAGATAGAACAAAAGATTCACTTATTAAGAATGTTGCAATTAACACAAGCTATGGAGAACCTTTTGCGAGTGCAAGTAATATGTATTCTGCTTCTGCTTATCCATATCAATATACACCATATGAAAGAACTGTAACTGCTACCGTTCCATCATTAGGATTTAATTATTCTAATAAGATTAGATTTGAAACACAAACATTAAAAACAAATCTTTCATATAAAGTTAGAGCAACTGAAAAAGCGTTTGATAGAGCACCTGTTGATTCAAATCGTTTAGGATTGTTCTTCTCCCCAATCAAGGAGTTGAATATGGATATCTTAAAAGCATTTGGAGATTTTAATATAGATAATTATATTGGAGACCCTTCCGATGAATACAGAGAAAATTATAGACAGTTAGATGTATTAAGAGAATATTATTTTGAAAGATTAGAAAATAGAAATATTTACGAATACATTCAATTAGTTAAATATATTGATAAATCATTATTTGAAGTACTGACAGATTTATCACCTGCAAGAGCTAAAATCTCTAAAGGATTATTAATTGAACCACACTTTTTAGAAAGAAGTAAAGTTAAGTGGAACAAACCTGAATCATTAAGAAATGATTTTGAAGTTTATATTGATAATCAAGAAAATGATAAAATTGAATCTACTTACGATGTAAAAGAAAGTAATTTAGATGCAACAAATTTAACAATTTTAAATACCGATATAAACAATTATGATAGTACCATAGATGCTGATTCTATAACAATTGTTGAAGGTACAAATCCTACTTATGGTGGTACTATTGATTATAATGTTGGTGGGCTATTTGAAACGGAATACCCAACTTATCCAAATACGGGTTCAATCAATATTCAGTGTCCAACTGGAGCGAGTTTATATGGTGAAGTTGATGCGTTTTCGGTTGAACAAATTGGAATGGATAAAAATTCAAGAGCTAATTTAGGATTTGGTTTGTACGCGAAAAGAGGTAATTCAGTTTATAGAGCATATGATGATGTATTTGGTAATTTGGAAACAACTGGTAGTAGAGTTAGTGCATTTTTAGTTAAAGAAACAAAAGCTAAGAAGAAAAAAGTTCAAACCGGAGGATATCCAACTACAACATCTGGTCCAATTGTATATAGTACAATAACAACATATGAAGATAAATATTATGTTTCATTGTTACCATTTAGTGGTAGTATAGCGATAGGAAACGATATAACAGCGGTAACTGCAATTAATGGATACCTTCCAACCCACTACAAATTTGTTAATGGATTAAGTGAGGGTTTACAACGTTCATATTTTAAAGGTTCTAAACAAACGGCGGCAACAACACCAGATGGTTTAGATCCTGTAGAAACATTTACAACTAATCCTAATATTCTACGAGTTGCTAAGACTGGTAGAGGTAGTGGAGAACCAATTTTGGAAGTAGATTAAAATTGAAAATACTAAATGGTTATATTTATTTTAGAAAACAAAGATAAAAACAATATCAAATGGCATATTTAGATAATACCGAAATCACAGTTGATGCAATTCTTACCAAAAAAGGTAGACAAAAATTAGCATCCGGTCAGTCTTTAAACATCACAAAGTTCGCTTTAGGTGATGATGAGATTGATTACACATTATATGAGCCAGCACACCCAAAGGGTTCGGCTTATTATGATTCAGCAATCAGAGCAATTCCTATTACGGAAGCTTCACCAGATGAAACTCAAGTATTGAGATATAAATTGGTAACACTTCCTAAAGGAACTACACAAATCCCAACTGTAAGATTGGGTGTTCCGTCAGTAGCAGTAAATCAAACCGAAGGTGGTGTTGCTTTATTACCAACTACATCTCCAGCAGGAAATGGTAGTGCTGGTTACACTGTTGTGTTGGCAGACCAAAGAGCAGGTACACTTACTGTAGTAAGAGGAGCAACCGCAACTGGAACTGTACCAGTATTTTTAGGAGAAGAAATCACAACAACTGCACAAGTTGTAAGTGGATTAGAATTTAGATTTACACCTAATCCAAACTTAACAATTGATATTGCAACTACATTGACAGTTTATGGTAATGAAACCGGTGGTTCTCAAACTATTCCAGTAACTGTAACTTACAAACCATAATAAAAAAAGAAATAAAAAATGGCACTAATTAATGACCCTAATATAACCGCCCAAATAGCAGCATTAGCTAATACTGGTACGGTTGATACAAATCAGATAGTATCACTTATTAATAGTGTATTACCTGCAGGTCAACAAATTGCAACAAATACTTCTGGTGTTACAACCGGTATTTATAAAAGATTTGGTGATTTTGATAAGGTAAACGCAAAAGTAGAAGTGGTTACAACTGGTCTATGGACCGGTGATTCTGGTTCCTTAACTCAATTTTTTACAGCATCCGCACAATCAATAGCACAAAGTGGATATTACTATACTAATGTTTATGATTATAATCCAGCATTATATTCCGATTCTGCAGAAGTACAATTTGCTATTGCTTATGGACATGTAAATGGTAGTGGTTCTATGAACTTAGCAGATAATGATTCTGCTTTATTAGCTACCAAAGCAACATACGCACAATATAGAGCAATGTTGTTAGACCCAACCGATACTAAATTCTCATTTGAGAATTCTGCAGGTACAGCTACTGATGCAAATTCATTGTATTTTATAAACATTGCGAGAAGCCGTTATAGAGAAAAAATGGATGCTGGTAACTGGTCATTAAAATTAAGAGGTTCAAACGGTACATTTACTTTTATTGATAATAGTGGAAAGAAATTTGGTGATGATTTAGGATTAAGTGGTAGAACATTTAAAGTTGTTTCTGGTTCTCTTAATTTAGGAACTGAAAATGAAGCAACTATAAAAACTCCAACTGGTTCAAATGGTGAAGGATTTGGATTATTCTATCCTGATAGAGGAATTATCGTTCTTAACGCTGATGCTGTTGCATCGGTTGTTGGAAACTTAATTGCAACTGAAACTATTTACACTAAAGATGGTAATTATCAAATTAGTGGAAGTTTAGCAGGTAATTTAGCACAAGATAGAGAACAATTCAATCAATACAAATTGTTATCAGCTATTAAGTTTGGTGGTGATTTTGAAGCACGTAGAACTGAAAACATTTCTACTCAACACTTCTTTGTAAGAGCAACTAATAGAGAATTTAACTACTCAAATAATCCAACATATGTAAATAGTGATGGTTCTTTTGTAGAAACTACATTTGAAACTGACCCACAAACTTACTTAACAACTATTGGTTTATACAATGATGCAAACGAATGTGTTGCTGTTGCCAAAACATCACAACCTATCGTTAAATCTTTTGATAAAGAAGTTTTAGTTAAAGTGAAATTATCATTCTAATTAAATCTTAACTATATTGAGAACCCCCTTTAAAGGGGGTTTTTCATTTGTAGAATATTTATATAAAATTCATTTTAATGCTTAAAGAAATTCCAAAATCGGATATTGTGGTAAGACCTATTAAAGTTTACAAAGAGTGGACTTTAGATGAAAATGACATAAATCCGATATTTGCAAAGAGTGGTAGTTTTGGAAACTATGATGAAGAAATTGAAGAAAAATCATATGGTATTTCTAAACAGGCTCTTTTTCGTTCTATTAAAGCACAATTTTATAGAAATGCATCCACTGCTTCAGTCCTTACGGAAGTAGGAAGGAGAAAATCTTATGCATCTACGGATGAAAGAAATTTAAACAATCAATTGGTTGTATTACCGATTTCCCAAGTATATTATGGAGAAGGTATAAAACCGGGTACCGTTATTTTAGAAGATGAAACAACTTCAAAAACCTATACGGATGATGGATACTCAAATCTTCTAGATTCTGGTAGCAATGTAGCGGGAAATATATTTTATGATAGAGGTTTGGTGATTGTTACTAGAGATGTTGAAAGTGGTTCAATGTTAAATACATTTAATTTAAACTATCGTTCTACAAAAACAATATTTGAAAATGAAATTTTTATATCAGTATTAGAAAACGAATTTAATGTATCACAAAATCCATCGGCGGTTGATTATGATCCCGATGGAACGGTTGGTAGAATAAAACTTCATAGTTTTACTTCATCAATAGATTCTAACAAAAAGGGTGGATTTGCCGATTACGAATATAGTTCATCATTAGATAGAACTGGTTCTTATTTAGCACCTTTTATTACAACAATAGGATTGTATGATGAACAACTAAATATGGTTGCGGTAGCAAAACTTCCACAACCAATTAAATCAATACCTGATTATCCAGTAAATTTTATAATTCGTTTTGATACATAAGGTTATATTTATAGATAAGTAAAACACATAGACATGTCAAAATTAGTAGAACTTTTATTAACTAAAAAACCAAGCGATTCAAAAGCCAATACAAAGGGTGTAGATAAAACTCCTATTGGTGTAGAGCAACCATTTCAAAATTCAAAAGATTTAATGAATTCTGATTTATCTAAATTTAGAGGTGGTGCAATTGGTGGTACAACAGGTGGATACAATAGTTCAAAAAAATACACTGATACCATTCAGACTTCTAAAACAAAATAATGTCTTGGAAATTTAAGGGAAATATTGTTACAGAAGAAAACACACCTGAAGGTGCTGTTGGGTTTGTCTATAAAATAATACACACGCCAACTGGTAAATTCTATATTGGTAAAAAATCACTTACTTCAACTCGCCGTTTAAAACCCCTAAAGGGAAAAGTTCGTAAAAGAGTAGTTCGTAAAGCTTCCGATTGGGAGAAATACTATTCATCAAACGAATGGATTAAATCAGAAGTAAAAGAAGGTAGAGGTGGAGATTTTGAAAGAGAAATCATCCAATTCTGCTTTAGTAAAAAATCACTTACATATTGGGAAGTTTGGTGGCAGTTCAAATTAGATGTTTTGAGTGACCCACAATCTATTAATGAAAATTTAATGGGAAAATTCTTCCGAAAGGATATATATTAATAAACAAACGTTATGACACTTACTGAAATTTCAAAAAAGTATGGTATCTCTGATGCATACTTAAACTCAAAAGATGATGCACATTCAATCGCAGCAGCATCATTATTAGATTTAAAACAAATAGTTCTAGCAAATCAACCTAGAGAACAAGTAGCTGCAAAACTTCAATTTTTAGCGGATTTTCTTATTGATGTAAAAAATTCTAAATTTGGATAATAATAATTTGGATAATACACAAAAAAGTTGTATATTTGTATAAGTTTTTGTGGATATAACCTAAATTATGTTATCGGGTAAGAACAAATTAAAAATAATCAATATATTAGACTCTGCATTGGGAGTTGGTTCATCTCTAAAAGGAAATGAACAAGCCCACCATTGCCCTTTTTGTAACCACCACAAAAAGAAACTGCAGGTTAATTTAGATACTCAAAGATGGCATTGTTGGGTATGTGATTCCAAAGGTAGAAGTATATCTTCCCTTCTTCGTAAACTTAATGTAGACCTGAGGGATATATCCGTTGTAAAAGATGTATATGGTGATGAGCCTGAATACGATGCAAAAGAGGAATATGTAGCTAAATTACAACTACCAAAAGAATTTAAACAACTATACTTCAAACCAAAAGGTATCAACCCATCTTATAATCAAGCACTACACTATTTAAATAAAAGAGGTATAACTCAAGCCGATATCGTAAAGTATAACATCGGATATTGTGAAGATGGTTTATATGGTGGAAGGGTTATTATACCTTCATACGATGATAATGGTGACCTTAATTACTTTGTAGCTCGTTCATTTTATGAAGATGAGAAAATGAAGTATAAGAACCCACCAATCAGCAGAGATGTAATTGTATTTGAGAATATGATTAATTGGAACGAACCTATTACTTTAGTAGAAGGTGTATTTGATTCATTTTCGGTTAAGAGAAATGTAATTCCATTGTTGGGTAAATTCTTACTCAGCAAACTCAAAAATAAAATTATGGAAAAGGGTGTTAAGGATGTAACAATTATGTTAGATTCTGACGCCGTTGATGATTCCACTAAACATACTGAATTCTTTCAAAAGAATGGAATAAAAGTACGAAACATTATACCAACCGATAAGGATGCTGGTGAAATGGGGTTTCAAAAAGTAAATGAAATACTAAAATCGGCCAAAGAAACCACATGGGATGATTTGGTGATGGCAAAGTTAAATAATATATGAGTTTAAAAAGAATATATCATATTGCGGATATTCATATTCGTAATGTAAAGAGGCATAAAGAATTTAGAGGTGTATTTGAAAAGATGTTTGAAGAAATCCGCCAAAGAGGAACGGAAGATTCAATCATTTATTTAGCGGGTGATATAGCGCATGCTAAATTAGAAATGTCACCTGAATTGGTGAAAGAGATTAGTTGGTTATTTACTGAATGTGCAAAACATTGTAAAACCATTCTTATTGCGGGTAATCACGATTGTAATATGAACAATAGTGACCGTTTGGATGTACTAACTCCAATAGTAGAGGCGTTAAATTTACCAAACTTTCATTATTTAAAAGATACTCAAATATTTTGGGAAGATAAAGTAGCGTTTGCAGTATTCTCAATATTTGATAATAAAGATAATTGGCCAAAGGCAGATGATTGGATAATGATGCCGGCCAGAAAAAAGATTGCACTATTTCATGGACCTGTGGACCATTCACAAACCGATATAGGCTACGTTGTATCATCGCGACATTTCACAACTGATATGTTTGATGGTTACGATTTAGCCCTATTAGGTGATATCCACAAAAGACAAGAACTAATCTCCCCTAAAGGTTGTAAGTGTGTTTATGCAGGTTCATTGGTGCAACAAAACTTTGGTGAAACTTTAGATAAGCATGGTTTTCTGGTTTGGGATTTAGAAACATTAACATATGAAGAAGTTGATATACAAAATGATTATGGGTATTACACAATGGATATTATCGGAGGAGTTGTTCCTGACGTTACTGATTTACCTATGTACCCACGTCTTCGTGTAAGGTTTTCGGAGACAGATGCAGCAGATACAAAAAGGGCAATCACCGAAATCAAAATAAAATATGGAGTTGATGATTTTACAACTATAAGGACGGATAGTTTACAAAAGAGAAAGACCGGTGATAGAGATAATAAATTAGAGTTGGAAGATATTAATGACATCAACTACCAAAACTCTCTTATTACCGATTACATCCGAAGAATGATGCCGTTTGTGAGCGAAGATGATATACAAGGAATACAATCCCTTAATAGAGAAATCAATAGTAGAATAGTTTTGGACGAGCTGACAAGAAACGTGAAATGGAAGCCGGTAAGATTTGAATTCTCTAATATGTTCAGTTATGGTGAAGATAATGTAATCCACTTTGATAAGGTAAATGGACTGATGGGATTATTTGCACCAAATGCAGCAGGTAAATCATCTCTATTTGATGCAATCTCATTCTGTCTATTTGATAAGTGTAGTAGAGCGTATAAGGCAGCACATATTATGAATAACCGAAAAGGTGACTTCCATTGCCAATTAGATTTTGAAGTGGAGGGTGTAGGATACCACATTCGTAGGGAAGCAAGAACTATTAATAAAGGTAGAAACGTAAAGGTGGATGTACAATTTTGGAGAGATGGTGATGGTGGTAAGGAGATACTAAATGGAACGGAGAGAAGGGATACCAATCAAGTCATTGAAGGGTATGTGGGAAGGTATGAGGATTTCGTACTCACTGCTCTTTCACTACAAGGTAATAACGCCCTATTCATTGATAAGAGCCAATCAGAAAGAAAAGACCTTCTTGCTCAATTTATGGGACTGGATATATTTGATAAGCTGTATGATATGGCGAGTGAGGAGATTAAGGAGGTGGCAGTACTTATCAGAAATTTCAAAAGGACGGATTTCACTTCCGAATTGGCGACTAAAGACGGCGACTTAAAAAAGAAAAAAGATGAATTGAAAGAGTTGAATGGGATGTTAAAAACCGATACAACCGCTAAGGATAAAATTCAAAACCAAATATCTGACCTTAAGGAATCCCTAACACCAATTGATTCAAAGTTAGAACTTCACTCATTAGAGGTTTTAAGGGGTGAAATTAAGGAAAAAATTGAACTTAATAAGAAACATAGGGAAGATAAACAAAACAAAATCGTGGAGTACCAGACCCTTCTGGTAGAGGTTTCAGGTTCCATTGGTAGACATGATATTGTAAATGGATTACCTATTGATACCGCTAAAAAAGAATGGGATGCTGCAAAAGGAAAATTGGCAGATATCAATCAACAAATAGACCGTTTAGAATCTCAATATGAAAGAAATTTAGAGAAACTATCACATTTGGAAAAGCATGAATATGACCCAAATTGTAAATTTTGTATGAACAATGTGTTTGTAAAAGATGCTATTGCCACAAAAGAGATTGTAAAGGTTCAGGAAACACAATTGGAAGAACTTAATACAAAACATCATTCACTCATCAAAGAAGCTGAACCGTTTGCCGAAGTTGAGGATGTTTGGAACACTTTATCTGATTTAAGAAACAAATACCAAAAAGGTGTAGTAGTATCTGAAAAGGCTGAAGCTGAGTTACAATCATTAAATACTCATTATGAATTATTACTAAATCAATTAGATACTGTTCAGGCTGATATTCAGAAGTATTACGATAATCAGGCAACAATTGAAAAGAATAAAAAGATTAATGAGGAAATTAAACAATTAGAAACTGATAAAAAACAATTGGAAAATCTTATTAAGGATACCAATAGAAAAATATTGGGTGTTACTGGTGAGATAGGTTCATTGGAATCATATATCAATGGTACTAAAGCTAAGATTCAAGAAGTTAAAGAATTAGAAATTAAAAACGAATTGTACACATATTATTTAGATGCTGTAAAGAAAGATGGTGTTCCTTATGAACTTATATCTAAAGCGATGCCAGTAATTGAATCAGAAGTTAATAACATACTTGCACAGGTTGTGGATTTTTCACTTTCAATGGATACTGACGGTAAAAATATTAATGCTAAAATTGTTTATGAGGACCAACAATGGACTTTAGAGATGTGTAGCGGTATGGAAAAATTTATATCGGGCCTTGCCATTAGAGTGGCTCTAATTAATATTTGTGGATTACCAAGACCTAACTTTTTAGTAATTGATGAAGGGTTTGGGACTTTGGATGCAGATAATCTCTCATCACTCTTTATGATGATGCAGTATTTAAAAACACAATTTGATTTTATTTGGATGATTTCCCATTTGGAACAAATGAGAGATATTGTGGATGGGTTAATTGAAATCCGAAAGGAAAATGGGTTTTCAAAAATTAACTTTTAGTAACGGGTAATACATTTTTTGGTGGAGTCTTTTTAACAGATTCCACTTTTTCTTTTATAAGGGTTTCTACCAACCCATTAATTTTGTAACCTTTCTCCTTACAAAAATCCTTCAATAATTGATGTATTTGTGCATCAATTTGTATCATTGCATATTTTTTCATACACTTCTTTAGTTTTCTTTAGATTTCTATATATAATTATAAAGATAAAAAATTATCTGAATATTTATCTTATATAATCTCAAGCATAGATGGCAGTAATTAAAAAATTTGGCGAAACCCTAACTCAAAATTTATCTTCATTTCAAACATACATTGTAGATAATAATCCAAACTCTACCTATTTTAAAATAACAGAGTTTAAAGATTCTTTTACAGGTGGTAAAAATGGATTTTTAATTGAGGGTAGTGAGCATTTAAAAGAAACTACCGAAATTAAAATACAAATATTAGATGTAGAAGGTAATCCAATATATTTTGAACCTGGTAATGGTGTACCTGAATATTACGAAGGTACATCTAAAGTAGTTGCAGTTTATATATACGAGGATACTCCAATTGGTACTGCAAAAATAACAATATTAGGTGAACTAAAAACATACATTGAAGAAGGCGGTGTTGTTAGGGATGTGCCTGATGAATGGAAAAATGTTTATAATGTAAAATGGGAGAAAAGTTTTCAGGTCAATAGATTATTATCAAACGAAGATAAAGTAAGATTTTATAGAAGACCAAAAGTTTCTATTTCAGAGATTGTAAAACCAATTTTTAATAATGTAACAACTACCGTTGTGCAGACTGGTTCTATGAGTGGTATTGCACAATTTCCAAAAATTGGTGAGTATCTGTTTAATTACACTTTACCAGCAACTTATGTTTTAAGAATTGAAGATTCTACAAATTGGACGGGTTCAGTTGTTGGAACTCAAATTTTTGCACCAACTTTGGGTTATAATTTTAATGTTGATAGTGTATTAAATAATAAAGAAGTATTGGTATCAAATCCTTATACTGAAAATAGTTTAGTTTCAAATTTTGAAAATGAAGGATATACCGCATCTTTTAATTATGTTGAAGGAGTTAATAATTTAAAAACAGCATTGACTGGTTCATTTGCTAAAATTGTTCTAACTGATTTAACAACATTTATTGGTGATGTGGCTAGAGTAAAAATATTTAGAAAATCGCAATCCGATTTAGCTGATTATCAATTTGTTCAAGAAATAAGATTAGAATCAAACGAAATATTAAGAGATTTAGAATCTCAAATTAAGAATGAAGAATTCTATGGTCTATTTGATAATACAAATTATAAAAATTATTGGGCCACATCATCAAATAGTATAGTTGCTAGTTTTAATCAAAATTATTTATATAATTCTGTACAATTAGATAGTCCAAACTCAAACTATTTCTATACAACCGCTTCTTTAGGAGTTACTGAAAATATTGAATATACACTAACTTTTAATACAAGAGTTGGTGATGGTTCAGTTTCTGCAAATAATTATTTGAGAGCTTTTTTAAGTGGTTCAAAAATTGCTACTGTAAATGGTTCACCAAAAACTGTACAGGTAGAAAAAAATATTGTTACTATAACTTCTGATAATTCTCTATTACAAAAGAATCAAATAACTGCAAATTTTAAAGCAGAAGAATCTAATAATACAAAACTTTATTTTGAAGTTAAAGGAAATGATTGGTATATTTCGGATGTTAGTTTAAGAGCATCGCAAGAAACTGCATATTCTCCTGATGAGATTACATTTATACAAAGTGTACCAAGAAGTTTACCTGAAGAAACATTTGATTATCGTTTTGAATTTTACGATATTAATAATAATTACATTCCTGTTTTAGTTGAAGCAAGTAAAACTTTTAATGGTGGTAATTTACAAAAATTACAAAAAGGATTAGTATTTACTCCTCGTTCTTTACAATTTCAATTTGATTCGGGTTCAAACCCAGTACCGCCAACCGTTGTTGGGTTTAGTGTTACTAAAAATTTATTAACAGGTTCGGTAACCTATACATCTCAATCTTTTGATTTTGATGGTAATGAATTATTTGGACATGAATATACCGCCTCAATAACTTCTGGAGGTGGTTATCCTGGTTTATTAGATGGAATCACATCCGATGCACCAACAATGACAGTTCAACATTTTACAGGATCAAGAAGTGATAAAACTGTTCAGATAGTAAAAATTACTGGAGAAGTTGAAGGGTTTACCGATACGGTTATATTCAGCAGAGTATTAGATGGATTTGGTGGAGTTAATCACATCATCAGACCATACAGAGGAACTCAAATTAAAAATAGTAGTACACAATCATTAGAAATTCAGGCAATTAGAATTGATGGTGTTAATGATATTGAAATAAGTAGTTTAACTAAACCGGAAAAAGGATGGCCTGATAAGCAATTGCACGTATTATCTGCATCGCTTAACCCACTAACTGAACCTGAAAAGTTTATTAATCTTGCAAAGGCTTCCTCTAGTAAATTTATAAAAGGATTAACAAGTGGTTCTTTAGGTAGTGGAGAAATAAATTATAATGCTACATTTAATAGAGATTCAATTGACACGAGAAGAACCATTTATTTAATGTCTTCACAATCGGCAGCATCTGGACCAGCATATATTACTTCTGCATCGGTTTTGGCATCTATTATACTTGAAGATTTACAAGATGGTTTAGATACACCTGTTGTAACATATAATACCGATACATTTAATATTGACCCGAGAAACGAGAAATTTTTTAGACCAACATTTGCTTTTGCTACCGCATCTTTTTATAAAAGAGGTACAACTGACCAAATAACGGCATCTTTTCAAGTTTTTCCTTCAATGTCTTTAAATACAGATTGGGTACCAGAATATTGGTTGTATTATACAACACAAAGTGTAGATTCAACTATTAAAGTGGTAGCAGTTGATGAAGCAAAAAGAATTATACCTGCTGGTGCATTAAATTCGGTTGTTCGTTCTCCTTTATCACAGAGTAAAAATATAACATTTACATTTACTTATAACGAACCATATACATCACCATCTAGTACTACTGCATCAATTTCGGTAGATAAAACATTTACAATCGTTCCTCAAGGTACACCTGGTGACGAAACAATTGTTTTTGAAGTAAATCCAATTGCAATAACTTTGGCCGCGAATTCAAGAGGTATCGTAAATGATTATAAACCAAGTATTACCGATATACGATTAAAGCAAGGTGCTAGATATTTGGCGTTTAGCTCAAGTGCAGCATCACACCCTTTTTTCTCACATGGTCAATTTTATATTGCAAGTTCTTCTATTATAGAACAAAACGTTAAAGCAGGTAATATACATTTTACATCATCATTTGGTGTACCATTTACTGCATCACTTATTGTATCTCAATCTTCAAATTTAACAAATTTAAGTGGTAGTATTACATATCCATTAGTAATTCATCCGTATTTTACTTCGTCTATATACACTGCAAGTGTTGTGGTAAATTATACAAAAGTATTAGATGGTGCTCCACCAATACAAATTGTTATATCACCAACATCTGTGGCAATCCCAGCCGATGAAGTTGGATACGTTTCATCATACGCAAATGCAAATACATCTATAACTGTAAAAGAAGGAGATGATTTCTTATTATACAATACATCATCTTTACCAGGAACTTGGAAAATAAATTCAATAGAAACTAGAACTGGTAATGTTTGGAATATAAGAACTGGTTCGTTGGTAACTGGTTCTGCAAGTAGTTCGTTTGGGACATTTAATAGATTTGATTATCCATATGTTTCGGCAAGTGCAACATATACAATTCAAGTATATCCAAATGCATTAGGAAGTGGACACGAATATACATCATCTGTTTTTACTCGTACTCAAACATTTACAAAAAATGTATCAGTACCAAACGCTAGGACTTTACAATTAGTTGCTTCATCCGATACAATTACATACGATAGAGATGGTGGAAACTTTGTGCCGGCTGAACCAATAGTATTGAGAGCAACTGCATTCAATACAACTGGTTCTTTAGAATTAGGTGGATTAACTGGAACTGCGAATACATTTGACTGGTATATTATAGAAGATGATGGTGTTACCGAAACTCCACTTGGTGAAACAAGATATTATCCAAATAAAAATGCGCAAAATAATTATTTTGATGAATTAATAATTGATTCCACTTATACGCCTGGTCCTGGTCAAAAGAAAACTTTTAAAGTTTATTTTTGGGATGGTACAAATTTAATTACAAGTTTTCCATTTAAAGCAGAAGCACAAATTACAATTAGTGGTCTAAAATCTGGTGCAGATGCATATAAAATTGCAGCTGATAATGTAAACACTTCAATTACGGCTGATTTATTTTCAACATCATCGTTAGGAACTGCAATTAAATTACCAACATTTAAAGGAACTTCAAGTTTACAAAATGTAATTACAGGAAATTATCCAGCACCACAATCATCCGATAATGGTATTGATGGTTTACCTTTAGGTATATTAGGATTTTCTTCGGCATCAATTTATAGTAAATCGCCTTGGATACTTTTGGCAACTAATAGAATTCTTACAAACCCGGCTTCAATGCCAGATATTATTGGATGGGAAAAACCAGCAATAAATAAAACTGGTGAAATTGTATATAAAGTTGAATTTGAGGGATATTCAAATCAAGTTGCAACAAATCCAATTAATAGACCACCAACAAGAGCTACAGAATTTGTAACACAGTCATTTTCAGTTAATTTTACTGAACCGGCCCCTTACAATATTCAAATGCAAAACGATAATACCAGTGTTGTATATAGAGTATCTGGTGAAATAGAATTAGGAAATACATCTAATATAATAAGAGCATATAGGGGGTCTTATGAATTAGCACATAAACAATCGGGTTCATTTACAAATCTTAAAATTGATGCGTATGGTTCTTCGTCATATGAATTGCAATGTAGAGTTAGGGTATCATCTAAACCAAATTATATTCATTTAGCAAATGATAATATAAGTTTAGCATATGGTTGGTTATATGGAAATCCTGCTACAATGCCTGGAATTACTGCTTGGGACAATCCTGAAACGAATATTGCCGGTGAAATAGTTTATGAAATTAATTGTGAAGATAGACAAACATTCTATAAAACACAATCTTTATCAGTTCAGTTTGAGGGTAATACCGGACCTGGTATTGTAATGAGAGGTCAATGGAATGAAACCGAAGATTACATAGGTTCAGTAGAAACAACAAATCAACGTAGAGATGCAGTAATATTTCCAGACCCAACAGGTAGTTCAGGTGATACGCACTATTGGGCTGCTATAAGTGGTTCAGGACCGGGTACATTTGATAATAATGCAGTATTAGTAGGTAAACGATTACCAACAAATCCATTATCACCAACATATACCGATACTGCATACTGGCAGTATTTAGGACAGCAAGATTTCTTTGTGGCGGCTAAAATAGCAATATTTGAAGAATCTTATGTTAAAAATACAATTAATGTTGGTACATATAATAATACTTCTAAATACGCTAATATAGTTTTGGCTGGTGGAAGACCGGACCCATACATATCAGTTGGTCAACATGGTACGGTTGGTACTGGTGGTACGAGTGGTACAAGTAATAATCCATCAACTGCTGGAGCGGCAGGAACATCCGGTACGGGTATCATTGGATATGATAGACCAGGTATTTGGATGGGATTGTATGAGCAAGGGGCTAGTGGAACTTATGGTAGATTGTCAATAAAAGATTATTCTGGCAACAATTTTATGAAGTGGGATGGTGAATCTCTTATTTTAAGTGGTTTATTGAACGCCGGCGGAATGAAACTTGGTAGAGGTGTTAATGGTGCTAACAATGGTTTATATTTAAACGCAAACAATTATTGGTATGATACCGGTAATGATTTTAAAGTTGGTGCTTCAACAAATTATTTAGCATGGGATGGTACATCATTAATATTAAGAGGAGCATTGAAACAAACGCCTGGTGGAGTTAATGAAGGACGTATTATGGGGCCGTGGGCAAGTGGTATTTTATATTATACAAACGATATAGTAACGTATAGCGGAAATACGTGGACATCAAATTCAGACCATACATCTACGAATAACACAAATGTAACTACAGGATATCCTGGTGCAGGTCCTTGGACAATCGCACCGATTGCAGCAAAACTATTGAGATTAGAAGCATCTAGTCAAGTATTTATTGAAGCGCAAAATGGTACACTTTCTCCAAATTACATTGAGTTTACTTCAAATAAACAAAACATATCCGCTACAACAAGCTGGACAACTTCACCATCCGTAACACTATATGATTCGGCAACTGGTGGTAGTGTAACAACAACGGGTAACACAGTTTATTTACGAAAGGCAGACTTTGGTTCAAACACTTTGGTTGAAGTGACAGCAACTGCAGATTCAATAACAGACACTATAACCGTTGCGAGGGTGCAAGAAGGTACTGATGCATTAACAATAATTTTAACAAATGAAGCACATACTTTACCAGCGGCTAGTGATGGTACGGTTTCTTCATATGCAGGAAGTGGTACTGATATATACATTTATGAAGGTGCAACACAATTAGATTATGATGGTGTTGGTACTGCAGCAGGTAAGTTTACCGTTTCAACCGCCACTTCAAATATAACTGCCGGCGGTATAACCGATGGTGGAAACTACGCGGTAGTAGCAAATCATAGTAATATGACTGCTGACCAGGCAACTGTAACATATACATTAGCTGGTAAAAAACTAAATGGAGATTCTTTTTCAATAACAAAAGTTCAATCTTTAACAAAATCGAGAGCAGGAGCAGCTGGTGCAAATGGAGCCGCAGGACCTGGTATAAGTTTTGTTGGTGAGTGCACCAGTTTAGATTCTAGTTTTGTATGGGTTAGTAACACCACATCTAAAATGGTAACATTAGCATCCGGTACATACTATCTTTTAAAAAATGCAGCGGATGGACTAACAAAAGGAACAACTGGTTGCCCTCCTAACGCTACATATTTTGAAACAATGGCCAATTTTGCATCGGTAGCTACTGATATTCTTTTGGCTAAAGACGCAAACATTTATCGTTCATTGGTTATTGGACAAAGTGGTACTAATGGTGGGATAATTAGAAGTGCGAACGCAACATCTTTAGTTGGACCTGCGGGTGGACCAGGGTTTTATTTACAAGATGATGGTAAGTTTAGATTTGGAAATATTACTGGTTCTGGATTACCTTACATTTATTGGGATAATGCAAACTTAACAATTAAAGGAAAAATTGTAACAGATAATACTGTTATTTCTGAAATTGGAAACTGGAGAGTTGAACAAGGAAAGTTACAAGATGTAAATGAATTCATTGTATTAAATCCAAATGATGTAACCATTACAGTCAATAATACATCTGATGAAAAAGTAATTGAAATTTCACAAGCTAATTTACCAGCAGTAGGTGGCGGTGGAGGTAGTTTCGTAATGAGTACTATTCCTGGTATTAGTATGAATGGTTCATATAATAGTTCATCTCCTCTACTTAATGAAATAACCGCTTTAGATACAACAGGTGTTTCTATATCTTCGGCTGGACAATATAAAGTGAATAGTATTTCGTGGGGAGCTAATCCATTTTATATGAATTCAAATGGTTCGTTTAGTGGTTATTTGTATTTTGAAATATTTGTAGAAGTTTGGGATACAGCGAATTTTACAGGAAATCTTATTCACACATTTAATGTTGGATACTCTGATAATTTGGGTGGACCATTTGATGAAGGTGCATTTTATGCAAGTAGTGGATATCCAGTATATGTTACTATACCTTCTGCTGGTACATATTATTTTCACGTTAGGGGTGTAGTTCAATGTTATATAGATAGTGGAGTAGGAAGTATTACTGGTGGTACGTGGTCAATAAATACCGGTAATACGTTTAATAAACAACTTTCTCAAGTAAATGTTGCAGGTAATGGATTTTTAGCAGCAGCAGATATTGATAACTATGTTAAAATTGAAAGAAGTACTAGTGTTCCACTTTTAGATGTTGCATCCAACTCAAGTGTACCAGCGGTGAGAATTGAAAACGCACATGCTTCGGCAGCAGCACTAGAAATTGTTGATGGGCCGTTGGATATGAGTAACCAAAATATTGTAGACGTTAATACTTTTACTTGGAACTTAGCTAATAGTGGATACGAAGGCACAATAGGTGCAATAACTACTGGCGGACAGACTAGACCATCACTTCAATTAAAAAACATTCCAGGTTCCAGTCAACTTGGTGGAGAAAGAAGAGACGTACAAATTAAAATTGATGCGGGTGGATTTCAATGGTGGCTGTGTAGGTTTGATTCTTCTGCAAGATTTAAATATGATATTAAAGATTGGACTCATCCATCATTGATTGAATCAATTAATAAAACTCCTATTAGAACTTTCTATTGGAATGTTGATAAAGAACTTGAAAATCCAAAAAAACAAATTGGTATTATTGCAGAAGAATTGGAAGCAGCGGGATTGGAAGAATGGGTTGATTATGAGTTAGAAGATGATCCAGAAAATCCAACAGGTCCGCAAAAAAAGGTTGTACAAAGTATTAATAAAGGAGAATTAGTATTTGTGTTGTGGAAAGCTGTACAGGAATTAAGTCAAAGAGTAGAATCTTTAGAGGCTGCAATAAGTGGTTCAAAATAAAAAATCATATATTTATATATACAAAATAAAACGTTATGCCACAAAAAACTGAACAATTATCTGCTGAAATTGTAGATAAATTAAGAAAATTACAATCCGATTCTAACGATGTGATTTATGAATTAGGACAAATTGAAGTAAGATTTTTAGATTTAAAAGCTTATAAAAAATCATTAGAAGAAACATTTTCAAAAAACAAAATTTTGTTAGATGAAGTTCTAAAAGATTTGGAAGTAAAATACCCAAATGGAGAAGTAAATCTTCAAGATGGTACTGTAACTTTTGAAGAATAAATTTGGTAAATTCCAAATAATTTTGTATATTTGTAGTTATGAGTAAAAAAAGATTGTTATACGTTTGTCCACACCTTTCTACTGGTGGACAACCCCAATACACTTACAAGCAAATTAAACATTTCTTAAATGATTTTCAAATTGAGGTTATTGAAATCAATAATAGTGGTGGGGATGCATATGTAGTTCAAAAAAATAGGATTAAATCTTTAGTACCCGTACATACATTGGGTGAAAACAAAAAACAAATCTTTGATTATATAAGAACTTTTAATCCTGATATAATTCATTTTCAGGAAATTCCAGAATATGATTTACCAATTGATGTAGTAGAAAAACTATTTTCAAGTGAAAGAAAATATTTTATAGTGTGTACAACACATGGTTCATTAACAAATCCATCTGAAATCATTTACCATCCTGATAAGTACGTTTTAGTATCGGAATGGAGTAGACAAAGATTTGAATCATTAGGCATTGAAACATCGGTTTGGGAATACCCTATTGAAAAATATAATTTTAATAAAGAAGAAGCTCAAAATAAATTAGGGTTAGACCCAACATATAAACATGTTCTAAATGTAGGATTGTTTTCGCAAGGAAAAAATCAAGGTGAAATATTTGCCATCGCAAGACAGTTGGAAAAATATAAAATTAAATTTCATTTTGTTGGTAATCAAGCAATGAATTTTGAAAATTATTGGAGGCCATTGATGGATTTTAAGCCAGATAATTGTATTGTATGGGGTGAAAGAAATGATGTAGATACATTTTATGAAGCTTGCGATTTTTTCTATTTTTCTTCAAAATTAGAATTAAATCCTTTATCGGTTAAAGAGGCATTATCATATGGTCTTCCTTGTATTTTTAGAAAACTTCACACTTATTTGAATACCTATGATGATAATCCATTGGTAACGTATATTGATGATGATTTAAAACTTACAAAAAGAATTATACTTGAGCAATTAAAACCAGAATTTAATGAAATACCAGGTTGGTTTGCGTATAAAGAGTTGTATAATAATTTTGTAGATGAAGCTAAAGATGGTTCATTGTTCGTTGAAGTAGGTGCTTGGTTTGGTAAATCTACTAACTATTTGGCTACTAAAATAAGAGAATCGGAAAAAAATATTAATTTTGTAAGTGTAGATACATGGAAAGGTACTGATGATGAGGCTTTGCATCAAAATATAGTTAATAGTTTTAATGGTGATATTTTTTATGAATTTATAGATAATGTTGTATTATCAAATAACTATAATCAATTTAATGTTATAAAAGATACTTCTAAAAATGCATCAAATAATTTCGGAAATAGCAGTATAGATTTTATAATGATTGATGCCGGACATTCTTATGAATCCTTAATGGAAGATTTGAACGTTTGGTATAAAAAAGTTAAACCGGGCGGATATATTACAGGTGATGATTATGGTGTATTTAATGGAGTAACAAAAGCTGCTAATGAATTCTTTTATGGGCAGTTTCAAGAAGGATTTCGTTCATTTATAAGAAGAAAACCAAGAATTCAGGTGAAACATATGTTGACTAGACCCGATGATATGAGAGAAAGAGTTTCAATACAATCACTTCAACAACTAAAAAACTATGGGATAGATTATCAACCAATTATCAACGAAGTATATGAAGGAATCCCACCTGCTGAAAATTGCAGAAGACCAGAACATATTAGTAAAGATAATAAACCCGGTGAACTATGGCCAGGTGCCGGATTGGGTTGGATGACTGGAAGACATTATGGTTGTTACCTAGCACATAGATACGCATTAGAAACTATTGATGAAGAAAACTATGATTATACTTTAATATTTGAAGCGGATGCATTTATCTATACCGGTTTAGAAGAATTTGTAGATGTGGTAAATAAAGCATGTTTTATGTCAGAACTAAATGATGCTTATTTTATTTCATTTGCAAATAACCCATCTAGAGAAAGAACTAAAATTGATGAATTATTTACTTTGACTGGACATGCACAAGACCTTGCACATTGTTATTTAATTCCAAACCGAACTAAAGGTTGGTGGATGGATAGAATAAAAGATTGTGGTTGGGATGTAGGTGATTTATGGTTTAATCATGTATTTTACCACCATCCTAAAAAAAGATATACAACAAATAAAATGTATTCTAAACAAGCAGAAGGATATTCATTATTAGATTTACAAATTAAAACTTGGAGTTAATGGATTACAATAAAAATATATATGAAAATATTATTAAAAATGTAAATAATAAAGCCAATATAGATAATAAAGTTTTTTTACATTTTGTAAGAGGTGCTACGGTTGAAATAAAAGGCCCGAAACCAGGAAAATATTTAGTAAAGTTTATAAATAATAAAACTGGTGCAGTACTGTATAGTTCGGAAATCAATAACAATATGTGGACAAAATGTAATGTTGAATATTTTATTGATTGGAAAATTGAAATATATCAAGATAATAAACTTTGGTACGAACATTTATACGATGCTAGAGATAAAAGAGTTTATGTGGCATTAGACTCAAAAGCATTGGGAGATAGTTTAGCATGGATGCCGTATGTAGAAGAATTTGGAAAATTGCATAATGCCAAAATGATTGTTTCAACATTTATGAATAATCTTTTTGAAGAAAAATATCCTGATATAGAATTTGTTACACCGGGTATGGTTGTAGAAAACTTATATGCTATGTATGCAATTGGTTTATTTTACAACGAAGATAGTTCAATAAACGTTTATAAAAATCCAATTGACCCGAAACAACAAACGATGCAAAAAATGTGTTCGGATATATTGGGTTTAAACTTTAGAGAAATAAAACCAAGATTAAAAGATAGAAATCCCCACAAAGAATCAGGTTTAAAGCAGGTTTGTATTGGAATACATGGAACTGCACAATCAAAATTTTGGAATAACCCAACAGGATGGCAGGATATTGTAGACTGGTTAAATAATAGAGGTTACATTGTAAAACTACTTTCAAAAGAAGGTGAGAACTATATGGGAAATCAATTACCTTCCGGTATAGTTAGGCATCCAAATGGTCCAATTGAATTAGTTATGGATGAAATGTTGAAATCAAAGGCATTTATTGGAATAGGTAGTGGATTAAGTTGGTTAAGCTGGGCATTGGATGTACCAACTGTATTAATAAGTGGATTTTCTTATAAGTGGGCAGAGATGGAAGATTGTATTCGTATAGGAGCACCGCAAGGAAAATGTGAGGGGTGTTTTAATCGTTTAAGACTTGATCCAGGCGATTGGAATTGGTGTCCAGACCACAAAGGTACTGAAAGACAATTTGAATGTACTAAATCAATAACATCCGAAATGGTTATTAAAGAATTGGAAAAGTTTTTATAATGAAAAAAGTTTGGGTAAATGGTACATTTGATATTGTACATATTGGTCATATTCGTTTGCTTGAACACGCTTCAAAGTTTGGTTCAGTTAGGGTTGGATTGGACGAAGATAAAAGAGTTAGGGATAAAAAAGGTAGGGAAAGACCTTTTAATACCCTTTCTGATAGGATGGATTTTATCTCATCTATTCGTTTTGTTGATTCTGTTGTATCTTTTGGTACGGATGACGAACTTATTAATAGAATACGTGAATGGGAGCCAGATGTTATGGTAATAGGTGATGATTATCAATATCATCAAATAATTGGCGTGGAATATGTTCCCAAAATAGAATTTTTTCAAAAAATAAATAATATAAGTACATCAAAAATATTAGGAGATGTCAAAATATAAAGTTTTAGTAATTGGTGAGAAATGCAATGATGTTTTCATATATGGGACATCAACTAGAAAATCACCCGAAGGAAACGGTCCTATTTTTAATCCGATTGAAACGGTTGTAAATTTGGGTATGGCTGCTAACACTGCTGCAAATCTGAAATCAATGGATATAAAAGTAAAAACTTTTTGTGGTGAAGGAAATATTATTAAAACCAGATATATAAATAAAGATACAAATGAGCTTTATTTAAGGGTAGATGAAAATGATTTAGTAAAAAGAATCAATATTAGCGAACTACCACCTTTATCAGAATTTGATGCGGTTGTTATTTCGGATTATTGTAAAGGGTTTCTAACCGAAAATGATATATTTGAAATTTCTAAATTACATCATTTAATCATACTTGATACCAAAAAAACATTGGGTGATTGGTGTAGAAATATATCATATATAAAATTAAATAGATTTGAGGCACAAAATAATCACGATATAATTGTAGAAAATGAATGGTTAGACGAAAAAATAATTATAACGTTGGATGGTAAAGGAGCATCGTATAAGGGGAATCTAATTAAAACTAAAAAAATAGATAATGCCGATGTAAGTGGTGCGGGTGATACATTTGTAGCAGGATTTGTTGCAAAGTATTTAAGTTCTAATGATGTAGAAGAATCTATAAAATGGGGAAACTATTGTGCGGGAGAAGTTGTGAAAAAAAGGGGAGTTTCGGTGTTTGAAAAATAAAAAAACAATATAGTTATATATACAAATAATAAAACAATAATTTATGGCAGGTTTAGATAATGTACCACAACAACAACAAATTACGATAGAAACTGCAAAAATAGATGCAGATATTCTAAATTCTATTAACGATTATAATCAAAAAATTCAAAGTTTGATTGTAGAGTTTGGACAAATTCACATTCGTAAGAAAGAAATCAATGAAGAAATCATCAGAATGGATGACTTTTTAGAAAAGGGTGAAGATGAATTTAAAGCACTAAATTCTCAATTAAGAGAAATTATTGATGGATTGGATGAAAAATATCCACAAGGTAGAATCAATATTCAAGATGGAACTATTCAGTACCAACCTGGCGCACCAACTAGAAAACAATTGGCTGAGATGCAAAGACAACAATCTCAACAATCTCAACAAACTATGCCAGATGGTTCTAGTGGATTGAAAGTTGTAAAAGAGTAATCCCAAATATTTATATAGTATAGTAACTATATGAAGGGATTAGCAAAATTTTTAGTAGAAACAATATTGGGAGAAGCGGCTGAGATAGACAAAGTGGTTGTTGTCTATTCAGGCCGCTTTCAACCATTTCACAAAGGGCACTTTGCCACATACGAACATTTAGTTAAGAAGTTCGGAAAAGATAGCGTGTACATTGGAACTTCTGATGTTACCGATTCAAAAAAATCTCCTTTTGGGTTTAGAGAGAAAAAGGCTATAATGCAAAAAATGTTTGGTATTCCATCAAACAAAATAGTAAGTATAAAAAACCCATACGCTCCAGAAGAAATATTAAACAAATTTGATTCAGATACCACAGCCTTTGTGACTGCGGTGGGTGAAAAGGATTCATCACGTTTAAGTGGTAAATATTTTAAACCATATAAGGGTAAAGTAGATACTGGTTATTTAGATAGAGGATATGTTTATATTGCACCAGCTCAATCAAATCCAATTAGTGGTACTGATGTTCGTTATTGGTTAAGTGCAGGAAGCGTTGCAGATAGAAAGAAAGGGTTCTTAAAAGCATACCCAAAGTTTGATGAGCAGATATTCAAAATGATTACTCTGAAACTAAAATCTCTGAAAGAATATATAAACGAAGAAATTAAACTTAACGTTAAAGTTGGTGATACGATTCTTATGGGTAGGTTTAAAAACAAAAAAGTAGTTGTTAAATCTATAAGTAAAGATGAATATGGAATGCCAACAATTAATGGTAAAAAAGCAGTAACATTTAGAATTCCTAAAAAAGAGCAACTAAAAGAAATTTCGGTTCAATTTGCAAACGGCGTAGAAAGAATAGAAACAGACGATGGTACAGGTCCTTTTGCATCATCTTGGAAACAATACCACAATCAGGCTAAAACAAGAGGTAAAAAAATTGGATATGATGTGGTTGATAGACCTGACGAATTAAAAAAAGAAAAAGAATTAGTAAACTATAAAGAGATGGACCCGAGAAATCAGGTTACTAATTTTCCAATTATGCAAGAACCTAAAAATACCGATTCTATTGGGAAATTTACAGCAAAACGTGCGTACACAAACTGGTTAGGTGATGCCTTAAAAGCAGTAAAAGATTTGGGTTGGGAAGAAGCATTGACCACAAAAGAAAAAGAACAAAGAAAACAGGCCGAAATGGATGGTAAAGCAAATATAAAGGTTGTAAAAGAGGGATTAATATCAGAGGATGAAATCAATCAAATAGTTGATGAGATTATGGGTGAGATGGGATTACCAGGAGGAGCGGGAGTTGGTTTAAGTTTACCTGGTGGATATATCAATGGTGCACCGAATCCAAAAGATGTTAAGAAATTAAAATCTAAATTGGATAAAGATGGTAGCGAAGAATATACTAAAGTAAAAGAAGATAAAATACCTGGTGGATTGGCAAAAGGTATGACATTATCAGATATAGCTAAACATCATAAGATAAGTCCACAAACTTTAAAGAACGAATTTATAAAAGGATATGCTGTTGAAAGAGAACATACAACTGATATAGAAGTTGCTAAAGAAATTGCATTAGACCATTTGTACGAAGACCCAAATTATTATAGTAAACTTTCCAAAATTGAAACCCCATTAAGTGAGGGTTTACTTTTAGAAGGTGGAGCATATGGTCATATGAATCACCCGTTTGATATTCAGATGAATCTTACATTTGGTGACCTTAAACAAATTGTAGTAAGAGCATTAAATGGTGATTTGGATTTGGCAAGAGAAAAAACCGATGGACAGGCGTTGGCAATTAGTTGGGTAAATGGTAGATTAGTTGCGGCAAGAAACAAATCACATACAAAAAATCAGGGTGAAGGTGCTATGACTATTGGTCAAGTTGCAAAACAATTTGCTGGTAGAGGTGCTTTAACCGATGCTTATACATTTGCAATGAATGACCTTTCAAAAGCAATAGCTGCATTATCCGAACCACAAAGAAAGAAGATTTTTAAGGATGGTAAATGTTTTATGAATTTAGAAGTAATATATCCTCAAAACTCTAATGTAATTCCATATGGTCAACCGCTGTTAGTGTTTCATGGTACTTTTGAATATGATAAAGAAGGTGAGGTAATTGGTGAGAATCAGGAAGCTGCAAAAATATTAGCTGGAATGATTAAGCAGGTTAATAAAGATGTTCAGGATACATATACAATTCAAGGACCTCCAATGCAATCTTTACCTAAATCACAAGAACTTTCTAAACTACAAGGTAAATACATATCAATGATTAATAGACTTCAAAAAGAGTTTGGATTAGCAGATTCCGATGGAGTTGCGGATTACCATCAAGCTTGGTGGACTAATTTTGTAGAAAAGAATGCAAAAAAGTTAGATATTGGTTCAAAAATAGGATTGGTTAAGAGATGGGCGTTTGGTGATAAATCAATGCGTATAAATCAAATACAGGATGATAAAATAAGAGCTTGGGCTGATAAAATAGAAAAACAAGACCAACAAAAGATTATGAAAGATAATCTTATGAAATTTGAAGAAATATTTTTAGGAGTGGGAGCGGATGTATTATCATTTATGGAATCGGTATTAACAGCAAATCCATCAGATGCAACTAAACAATTGAGAAAAGAATTAGGAAACGCTATTAAACAAATAAAAGCAAGTGGTGACCCAAAGAAAATTGAAAAGCTAAAAATAGAACTAAGCCGTTTAAACGCTTTAGGTGGATTTGATAAAATTGTACCAAACGAAGGTATTGTATTCGTTTATGGGGGAAATACATACAAACTTACAGGTGCATTTGCACCTCTCAATCAAATATTAGGTATTTTTAAATATTCTCGTTAATTTTAATTTTTTTATTTTGATATACTTATTATTAGAATAATCATAAATAATATGTCAAAGGAATTTCAAAAAAAATACATGCATCCAACGCGTAGAAAGTTGGCAAATATGGTTTTAACTGGAGGAGAGTATGAAAAAAATACACAAATATCCTTTACTGATGCGGAAAAATCAGCAGAAAAAAATCGTAAAAAAGAAATAGGAGAGAAATGGACCGATTCCGATGGTAAAATTTGGGAACAAAAAGAGTTTGGAAAAGTAAGAATTAATGAATTATCGGATACAATGTCCGAAGTTAGAGATTATTTATCTAAATTAAATACGTGTTCGGCTAGTGATTGCAATACTATAAAAATTAGTAATGCAGATAAAAAATTAATTAGTAAAACCGGTTATTGTGCAAAATGTTTAGCTAAAAAAGAACTACAAATTAAGCAAGATTCATTGTGGAAGGAATATACTGATTTTAGAACCTTTCAAAATATGATTTCATATGGTAAAGAAGTAATAGCTCAATTTAAACAAGCTCTTAAAGATGTAAAACAAGAATATGAAATTGTAAATGAAGACGGTAAAATTGAAAAGTGGAAAATGGAAAGAGATGCTGATGAAATGAGAAATGAGATTAAGGCGGATATTAATACTTTTGAAGAAGAATTAAAAATAGCTTATCAAAAAAGAAATGAAGCATGGGAAAAACTAAAAGATAAAAATTACGATTTAGTAAAACCACCAACTGATTAATGACTCAGAATTTAGGAATAACACAAAAAAAATCTTTAAAAGAGATTATAGCAGAAGAATACAAAAAGTGTGCAACTGACCCTATACACTTTATGAAAAAATATTGTATGATTCAGCACCCGGTGAGAGGTAAGATACCTTTTCACCTTTTTCCATTTCAGGAAAAAACATTAACAGGATTTAAAGATAATCGTTTTAATATTGTTCTTAAATCACGTCAAACAGGTATCTCAACTCTTTGTGCTGGATTTTCTTTGTGGAATATGTTGTTTAATTCCGATTTTAATATATTGGTAATTGCAACAAAACAAGAGGTTGCTAAAAACTTGGTAACTAAAGTAAGGGTAATGCATGACCTCCTTCCATCTTGGTTAAAGGGTGGTTCAATGGAAGATAACAAACTTTCATTAAGATTAAATAATGGTTCTCAAATCAAAGCAATTGCATCATCTCCTGATGCAGGACGTTCTGAAGCACTTTCCTTACTTATATTTGATGAGGCTGCGTTCATTGAGGATATTGATGAAATATGGGTATCAGCACAATCTACCCTTTCAACAGGTGGTGCGTGTATTGCACTTTCTACTCCTAATGGTGTGGGTAACTGGTTTCACAAAACTTGGTTAGATGCAGAAGAAGGAACTAATCCTTTCAATACAATTCGTTTACATTGGACAGTGCATCCTGAAAGAGACCAAAGTTGGAGAGATGAGCAAGAAAAATTGTTAGGACAAAAGAAAGCAGCACAAGAGTGCGATTGTGACTTCGTTTCTTCTGGTGATACTGTTATTGAGCCTGAACTATTAATGTTCTATAAAGAAACTTATTGTAAAGACCCAATTGAAAAGACTGGATTTGATGGAAACCTTTGGAGATGGGAATATCCAGCCGCAAATGGTTCTTATATGGTTGTAGCGGACGTTGCGAGAGGTGATGGGGCAGATTATTCTGCGTGTCATGTTTTAGATATATTGAATGCAACTCAGGTTGCTGAATATAAAGGTAAAATTGATACAAAAGATTTTGGAAACTTTTTAGTTAATTTGGCAACCGAATATAATGATGCTCTTTTAGTAGTGGAAAATTCAAATATTGGTTGGGCGTGTATCCAACAATGTATAGATAGAGATTATAAAAACTTATTCTATATGAGTAAGGATTTAAAGTATGTGGATGTTGAAAATCAAATGAGAAACAAATATCGTGCTGATGAAAGAGGTATGGTAGCAGGATTTTCAACCACTTCAAAGACAAGACCATTAATCGTATCAAAGTTAGATGAATATTTCAGAGAAAAATCGGTTACTATTCGTTCTAATCGTTTAATTGATGAATTATTCACTTTTATTTTTATGAATGGTAGAGCAGAAGCAATGAAGGGATATAACGATGACCTTACTATGGCATTCAGTATTGGGTTGTGGGTAAGGGATACCGCGCTGCGTTTAAGACAGGAAGGTATTGACCTTACAAAAAGAGCGTTGGGTGGTATAAGTTCTAATCAGCAATATAGTGGAATTTATAGTCCTACTGATAGAATGGATAATCCTTGGAAAATGAGAATAGGAGATGATTTTGAAGACTTATCGCAATGGTTATAAAAATGAGGTGTTTTGGTAATAATTGATATTTATGATATATGTCAAAATCAAAAAGAGAATAAAATGATTAAATTATCGCAAATACTTAAAGAAGATGAATACATAGATAAGGCGTATTCAAAAGGTGATACTCCGGCTGATAACCCAATTGATGATTACGATGAGCTTGATGTAGAGCAAGAAGATATGGATGATTTTATAAACTATCTTAAATCTTATCAAAGTTCTTTGGAAGAAGCTAATTGTGGATGTGTTTATGAAGCTGAATATCAAGGAAGAGAAGTAAAGTTGGGCAAACCAATGGCAGGTGATGTTAAGAAATTTAAGGTATATGTAAAAAACCCAAAGACTGGTAAGGTAATAAAAGTAAACTTCGGTCAGAAAGGTGTAAAGATTAAGAAAAATAATCCTGGTAGAAGGGCTAATTTTAGAGCAAGACACAATTGTGATAATCCTGGTCCAAGAACAAAAGCAAGATATTGGTCTTGTAGAAAATGGTAAAATAGATTATGGCAGAACAATTCCAAGACGATAGAAGTTTCTTTGGGAGACTTAAAAAACTATTTTCAACTAATGCAATCGTAACCGTTGATAAAGATGGTAAACGTAGAGTAATTGATGTTGAAGATAGACAATCTAGTACAAATTTTGTAAATTTACGAGATAGATACACAAAATTACAAAGGTCTTTTTATGAAACACATCAGGGTGCACAATCAATGGCGTATCATCAAGTTCGTAGAGAACTTTTTAGAGATTATGATGCTATGGATATGGACCCAATCATTGGTTCGGCATTAGACATATATGCAGATGAATCCACAACGAAGAACGAATATGGTGATGTTCTTCAAATTAAATCAACGAATGAGAATGTAAGAGAAATGCTTCACAACTTATTCTACGATATAATGAATGTGGAGTTTAACTTATGGCCTTGGATTAGAAACTTGGTAAAATATGGTGATGCATTTGTGGCATTAGAAATTATGCCTGGTAAAGGTATCATTAACGTAGCACCACACTCAACTTATAACGTAGAAAGATTAGAGGGTACTGACCCTAACAATCCTGATTACGTTAAGTATAAAATTGAATTAGACCGATTTGGTAAGAAGGAATATGAGCAGTACGAAATGGCTCACTTCCGAATGTTATCAGATACTAACTTCCTTCCTTATGGTAAGTCAATGATTGAGGGTGCAAGAAGAATTTGGAAACAATTATCTCTTATGGAAGATGCGATGTTAATCCATCGTATTATGAGAGCACCTGAAAAGAGAGTATTCAAAATAGATATTGGTAACATTCCACCGCAAGAAGTGGATAACTATATGCAGAAGATTATCAATAAAATGAAGAAAACTCCATTTGTTGATAAAAATACTGGTGATTACAACTTAAAATACAATATCCAAAATCTTACTGAAGATTTCTTCCTACCAGTTCGTGGTAGTGATAGTGGTACAACTATTGATAACTTAGCTGGTTTAGATTATGCAGCAATTGAAGATATTGATTACCTTAAAAACAAATTATTTGCAGCTTTAAGAGTTCCAAAAGCTTATCTATCTTATGATGAAAACGTAAATGGTAAAGCTACGTTGGCAGCAGAAGATGTTCGTTTTGCAAGAACTATTGAAAGAATTCAACGTACAGTTGTTAGTGAATTGGCAAAAATTGCAGTAGTTCACTTAGCAGCAAATGGTATTGAGGATTCTGAAATGACAAACTTTGAATTGAGTTTGACAAATGCTTCTACAATCTATGAGCAAGAAAAGGTTAATTTGTGGTCCGAAAAAGTAAGATTGGCATCCGATGTTAAAGCACTTAATATGTTATCATCGGATTGGGCTTATCATAATGTATTTGGATTATCCCAAGATGAGATAGATATTGAGAGAGCTAAAGTAATATTAGACCTAAAAGACCGCTTTAGACAGAATTCAATTGAACAACAAGGACAAGACCCAGCAAACCCACCACAACAACAAAATGTGGAAGAAGAAATCAGTAAATTAAAAACTGAAATTGAATTAAGTAGGGGGGTAGGAAGACCAAGAGAAGGAAACACTTATGGTAAAGATAAACATCCGTATGGTAGAGACCCATTAGGTGATGATGAAAACCATAAGGAGAGAAAAAGAGAGGATAGAACATTAAACATAAACGCAAAAAAACTTGCACGAGAATATATAAATGGAATTTCATCAAAAAAGAAGGTTTTAAATGAAAAATCGGATATGCTTGATGAAAAAAACTTATTAGATGAAACTAAAATTTAATAAAGAAAAATTTGTTTATATTTATATGTGTTAGTTTATAGGGTAGAATAAATATAGGGTAAGTAAATGAAAAAAATTAAACATTCCAAGTTTAAGAATACTGGAGTGTTATTTGAGCTTCTAGTAAGACAGATAACTCTTGAAATTCTTAATGGAGATAAATCTGAAAACGCAAAGAAAATCGTGGCAGAATTCTTTGCTCCAAATACGGAGTTAAACAAAGAATTACGTCTATATGATATACTATTAAAAGAAAAGTATAATTCAGAAACAAAAGCAGATAGATTAGTAGAGACTGTGTGTGATGCACATTCAAAATTAAATCAATCAATACTTTCTAAAGAAAAATTTAACCTTATAAAAGAAATTTCAGCAAAATTTGAAATAGAACAATTTCTATCGTCGCCTATATCTAACTACAAAGTACTAGCATCAATTTATAAAGTATTTGAATCTAAAAGAGCGGAAGGATATGATATTAAAGATATCTTTAATTCTAAAATTACCCTAATTGAAAATATAACTTCTAAGCCAGCTCAACAAATTCAACCAGCTGAAGATAAAAAGTTGATTGAATCCTATAAACAACAAGACAAAGATTTACGTTTACTTACCTATAAGATTCTAGTAGAAACTTTCAACAAAAAATATACAAATCTTAATAATTCTCAAAAGAACTTGTTGAAAGAGTATATAAATAACATTACTAATACAACAAAATTTAAAGATTATGTTGGTATTGAATTACCAAAAATAATTTCTGAATTAAATGGTATTAAATCAAAATTAACCGATAAAGTTACACAAATTAAATTATCAGAAACTATTTCCGTTTTAGAAAAAATGAAAATAGGAAAGACTGTATCTGATTCTCAAGTTTCATCTATTATGCTTTCTTATGAGCTAATTAAGGAACTTAAATCTAAAGTAAAATAATGGAAGCAAGATTAAAAGAAGCTATTCGTAAGTACATTAGAGAGAGAAACATTCAAAAAACTTTGGATGAAATGACAGTAACCGGAGATGTAGCGGGTTATAATACTCCAGCTGCATTTACAAAACCTGGTTCAGAAAAGAAAAAGAACAAAAGATTAGCTAGTGTAACGGGTGGTACTATTGTAAGTGAAGCCGAAAAAGATTACGCTTTAGGAGATGTGCCTGCGAGTAGAAAGGAAGGATTGCCTATAAAACCAACTTCTACAAAAGATATTAATGATACAGAAATAGCAGATATTAGTGGGATGATTGTAGCAGAAAATAGATGGTTAGAATTAAAAAGAGAAATGTCTTCACCAAAAGCAAAAGTTGGTAGAGGTGTTTCAAATATACATAAACAACTTTCTGAAATAGAAAAGTTTGTAAATTGGTATTCTAAAATTAAGACTGAAAATGGACTTAAAAAAGAAGATTACTGGAAAAGAACAAACGCATCTCTATATAAAATCAGAGAAAGGTTAATGGGAATAACTGAAAAATTAAGAAAATTATAATAATATGCCGGCAGTATCAAAAGCACAGCAAAGATTTATGGGTATGGTCCATGCAGTACAGAAAGGAGACATGGATGCACCATCTAAAGAAGTTGAAAAAGCCGCAGATTCAATGACAAAAAAAGATGCCAAAGATTTCGCATCTACAAAACACAAAGGATTACCTATGCATAAGGAAACTATATCAAAAGAAAGATTAAAAGAATTAGTAAAAGAAGTAATGGTTGAAGAAGCCGAATATCAACAATTCTTTAAAAAAGCATTAGAAAAAGCTGGAAAATCAATATCACAAATGAGTGATGATGAGAAGAAAGACTTTTTTAATAAGATAGATTCTGCATGGAATCATAAAGGTGAAAAGAACGAAGACCTAACGGGTAACCAACACAAATTAGATGTGGATAAAGATGGTGATATTGAAGGTGATGATTTAGCCGATTTAAGAGCTAGTAAAAAAACCAATGAAGATGTAGCAACCGAATTACCAAAAGCAATAATCCCCGCATCAGTTAATCAAAGATTAAAATTGGCAATTGAAAAAATTAAAGATGCTAAATTAAATAGTGTACAAAAACTTCAATTAATTGCTCAAGTAGTTGATAGTTTGGGAGTTGATAAATCTCAACTAGGAATGATTACTAATAAGATAAGAGCTAAAATGGAAAGTTTAAAAGTAAAATAATATGAAATCACTCTTAATAGAAACACAATTATTTGAAGGTAAACTCAAAGAAGATGAGGGTGGGAGAGTATTGGTTAAAGGTGTTCTACAAAGAGCTGGAGCAGAAAACCAAAATGGTAGAGTATATCCAAAACCAATATTAGAAAGAGAAGCTAAAAAATATCTTCAATTTATTAAAGAACGTAGAGCATTGGGTGAATTAGACCATCCAGATTCTACTGTAATTAACTTAAAAAATGTATCGCACAATATTAAAGAAATTTGGTGGGAAGGCGATGACCTTTGTGGAACAGTAGAAATTTTAGGAACACCATCTGGTAATATTTTAAAAGAATTATTAAAAGCGGGCATCCTATTGGGTATATCATCTAGAGGAATGGGTTCAACTAGACCTTTGGGTGCAAATAAAGTAGAAGTTGCAGAAGATTTTGAATTGATTGGTTGGGATTTTGTTTCTAACCCATCTACACATGGTGCATTTATGGTCCCAATGAATGAGTCCGTAAATCCACTAAAACAAATTGGTACTGATGCGTGTGGTGATTACTGCAAAGCACAGGATTTAATGAGAGAAATAATAACTGAAATAGTATAAGATGAGCAAAAAAACATTTGATATATACGATTATGTGCATAATAATAGATTTTCAATTAAAAAAGAAAATCAATCTTATGGTACAAAAGTTCCTAAAGCATATAACGATATTCGTAAAACGGCATTAAGTGAAGTAAAAATTGTTGATGGTAAATTTTCTATAAAAGAGAATTTACAACAACCTGATAGAAAATTATCTCTAGAAGTTAAAAAACATTTTTTAGAAATCATTTCAACTTACAACACTTTCCAAGACCAAATGAAACGTAATTCAGATATGACTGAAATTGCCGAAACATTAGGTGCTATTACTGAAGCTGCAAAAGAATTATCATTAAGGGAAGCTAACGATTGGTTTGATGCTCAGACTGTAAAAAGAAATATGAGTGAGTTGGATAAGTTAGGTAAGCAATTTGATAAGTTCGCTGTAGAAGCAAAAGCAATGGATGAAAGATTACATGCTCTATATGAAGATATGGGTCACATCCTAAATCGTTACTATGAAATCTCTGACATCCCAACTGATGTAATGAGAGAAAGACTTGCAATGAAAAAGAAATAAGAATGATTCGTTTGACTGATTTAGCTGGTAAGGGTTCTTTCACTATGGGTGGTAAGAAATTTGAATATGGTAAAGTTTATTCTAATCCATACGCAACTGCATTTAAACCTGTAAATGAAGCAGAAGGTTCTGAAGACCACGAAGTTTCTATGGCTCAAAATCAGTTAGATTCTATTATTAAATCTGCAACCGAATTAAAACAAAAAATGGGTGAAGAAGAAAAGCAGATACCTGCTTGGATTCAAGACCATATTACTAATTCAGAAAACTATATTTCTCAAGCGGCTTCTAACTACCACGAATATGGTGATTCAAATGAGCAAGTAAATGAGGATAGGGAAGCGGACATAATTAGAGATATGGAAAAAAGTGTTAAGAATTTGCAGTACCTATTAACAAAAGCTAAACATCCTAAAGAAAAAGAAAACCTTAAAGCTAATATCGCTGCTACTATATCAACTATCAATTGGTCTAAAAATAAGAGTAAATACGAATCAGTAAATGAAGCAGGTCCTTGTTGGAAAGGGTACAAGCAAGTTGGTATGAAGAATAAAGGTGGAAAGCAAGTTCCAAATTGTGTTCCAGAAGGAGTAGTTAAAGAAGCGGGGTTATACGGTGGAGTTCCAAAAATGTATGTAAAATATGCAGCTGTACAAAAGAAAGTTAGAGAATTAGAAGAAAAACAAAAATCATTAGCGGCTAAATATTTTGCAGAAAAAGACCCAAAGAAAAAAGAAGCTATGATGCCGTTACTTAAAAAGGGTACGGAAGAATTGGCTATGAGAAGAAGAAATTTAGCGGATATTGAAGAAAAATATCTCAACAATTTATACAAAGATGTTGAGTTATCTAATAATATAGATTAAAAAATATAAAGAAAAGTTTGGAATTACCAAACTTTTTTTGTATATTTGTGTTATGATTAAACCTTTCTCTATTTTAGACACTCGTTCTAAAGAGTGGCAAGAACGTAAAAGATGGTGGATTAACACCTATAATATTCAATCAGAATTAGGTAGAGAGAATACCGAATCCAGAGCCCGTTTTTGGGAAGATAATACCGTTTCTATATTTGATGCAACACTTTGTGAAAAGATGTATGAGTGGTTCTGTCCAAAAGAAGGTAGAGTATTAGACCCATTTGCGGGTGGTAGTGTAAGAGGTATTGTTGCAACTGAAATGGGATTTATCTACAATGGTATTGACCTTTCCGATGAACAAATAGAAGCAAATAAAAAACAATCTCAAAAACCAAATTGGATACAAGGTGATAGTGAGTGGGTAATTGATTCTATACAGGATAAAACTCAGGACTTTGTTTTTACTTGTCCACCTTACTATGATTTAGAGAAATATACCGATGACCCGGCTGACCTTTCAAATATGGATGAAGATTCGTTTGATAAAAAGTATTATTCAATTCTTAACAAAGCTGCAAGAAAATTAAAAGATAATCGGTTCTTTGCAGTAGTTGTATCCGAAGTGAGAGAACAATCGGTAACTGGAAATTATAAGATTGGGAAGTATAAAGGATTAGTTTGGAAAACAATTAGAGCGTGTGAAGAAGCAGGATTGCACTTCTATAATGATATGGTTTTGTTCAATTCACAACATCAGGCATCCAGAGTGGTTGATACATATTTTGAAAGAAATCGTAAAATAGCATCGGTTCATCAAAACATATTAGTATTCGTAAAGGGTAATCCGGATGTAGCAACCGAAGTTATTAATAATGGTGATAACTTTATGTGCATTGTTGATGGTGTATCATATAGAAGTTTTAGAGAAGCTGCAATATCTATTGACCCAAATAATTTAGTTGCATCTGAAGTAGAGAGAAGATGCCGAAGTACAAAATCAAAATATAAAGATTGGCAAGTAATTGGTGAAGAAACTAATCCAACAATTAAATACGAAATTAGTGGAGTTCCTTTTGAGAATCCAAAACAGGTTGCAGAAAAATTGGGAATTGAAGAATCTGAAGCTAGAAATTACTTTGAATCAAATAATCCAACATATCGTCATTGGGTAAAAGTAAATCGTAACGATATAAGTTATGATGAAATGATTGAACTTCAACATCGTTCAAAAATAGATATTCAACTTCCAATTATTGAATGTGAAGGTTTACAATTTTATTCTCTTAAAGAGGCCGGAGAACACTTTGGATGTTCAGATGAAAGAATTCGTCAAAAATTAAAAGACGATAAATACCCATCATACATTTATCTTTTCTAAAAATTTCTTTAGAAAATTACGTTTTTGTTAATTATTGTATATTTATTGATACAATAACGCATTTCTATATGCGTTTTTTATTGGTAAATGAATACTCTCGTTTTATGAGAAGTGACCAAAAAGCCAATCAAACAATTCTATTTAAGCTCACATTACAATAGCTTAAGAAATCCTAATAATAAGGAAAAAATGGCAAGTTCAAAACTTTTGAAAGAAGCAATCGCTGATGCTAAAGCTGTGCGTGAAACTGCTATTGCTAACGCTAAAATCGCTCTTGAAGAAGCGTTTACTCCAAGATTACAATCTATACTTTCAAAAAAACTTCAGGCAGAAATGAATGAAGAAGAAGAAGAAGTTGAAGATAAAGTTGAAGAGAATAACGATGTATCAAGTGAAATTGGTGGTGGTGATAACAAACAACCAGCAGCAAAAGCTAACGATGCTGACACTGACTTAAGTGGTATTTCTAAACAATCTGGCGAAGTAGGTTCAGAGGTAGAAGACTACGATAAAGTTAAAGACCTAAACGAAGCTGACGATGAAGAAGAAAAAGTAGAAGAATCTTCAGAGTTTGCAGTAGAAGGTGAAGAAGATGCTGATGATTTCGGTGGTGAAGAAGAAGAGTCTGACGAAGATGAGTTAGATTTAGAAGCTATCATTAAAGAATTAGAAGCACAAATTGCAGGAGAAGGCGAGGAAGAAGTTCCAGCTGAAGAACCAGCAGTAGAAGGTGAAGAAGCACCGGTTGAAGAACCAGTAGCTGCTGAACCTGCAGTTGAAGCTGAAGAAGTTCCAACTGAAGAACCATCTCACGATGAAGAAGAAATTGATTTAGATGAAATCTTACGTGAAATGGGATATGGTGATGACGAAGAAAAAGTTGAAGAAGCTGAAGAACCAGCACATGATGAAGAAAAAGAAAAACTTCAAGCTGAGTTAAAAGAAGCAATTTCTACAATCAAATCTTTGAAATCAACTATCAACGAAGTAAATTTGTTAAATGCAAAATTACTTTTCGCAAACAAATTGTTCCGTTCTTACAACTTAACTAACGAACAAAAAGTAAAAGTAGTTGAGAATTTAGACAGAACAACTTCTGTAAGAGAAGTTAAATTGGTTTACGCAACTTTAGCAGAAAGCATGAAGTTCACTGGTACTGAAAGAAAAGTAGCAGCTAAGAAGACAATGACCGAAGGGTTTGCTTCTAAGCCACAAGCTACAACAGCTCCAAAGAAAGAAATCATCGCTGAAAGCTCAAACGAATTAGCTAACCGCTTTAAGCAATTAGCTGGTATCGTAAAATAAACAATCCATAAAAAATAATAAAAAATGGCAAATTTTGATTTAAGTAAACTTATGGAAGGCAGAAACCCACAACAAGTAATGTTGGCTGAAACACGTCAATTGAAAAGCAAGTGGGAAAAAACTGGTCTTCTTGAAGGTTTAAAAGAAAGAGAGCAACACTCTATGGCAGTGTTGTTAGAAAACCAAGCAAAACAATTGCTTGATGAAGCTACTCAAACTGGTACTGGAAACGCTTCTGGTGGAAGTGAAGAGTGGTCAGGAGTTGCATTACCATTGGTAAGAAGAATTTTTGGTGAAATCGCTGCGAAAGAGTTCGTAAGTGTACAACCAATGAACTTACCTTCTGGTCTTGTATTCTTCTTGGATTTTAAATACGGAACATCACAAGCTGGACAACCTGGTTTCAATGGTAAATCATTGTTCGGTGGTAATGGTGGTTCTGCTGCAAACGATGCCGATTTCGGTAGAACTGATGCAGCTGTAAACGGTCTTTATGGTAATGGCCGTTATGGTTTCTCAATCAATGATACTGAAACTTCAGCAGTGACAATCGCTCACACAACTGGTATCGTTTCAGCTTCTTGGTCTGAAATCGGATTTGACGGTGCGCTTTCTGCATCTTGTGCAGCAGGTCAAATCGTTAAATTGACTGTACCAGCAGCATCTTTCACTAGACCTGATGCAAATGGTATTTCTGCATTCGTAGTTTCTGGTTCAGAAGCTTCTAACCCTTATCACAAACCAGCAGCTGGTGAAATCACTAACTTTGGTCAGTTTGCATATGTAAGTGGTACTAATTATATTTTCTTCGTATCTGCTTCTGCTGGTGCAGCAACTACAGGTAACGATAATGTAATTGTAAAATACCATCAACAACCAACTGCAGCTGTAAGAGGTGATTTTGAAGATGAATCTGCAAACGGTACAACTATCACTGCTTTAGATATTCCAGAAATTGATCTTGAATTAAGAAGTGAGGCTATCGTTGCTAAGACTCGTAAGTTGAAAGCAGTATGGACTCCTGAATTAGCGCAAGACTTAAACGCTTACCACTCAATTGATGCAGAAGCTGAATTAACTTCTATGTTA